GCTAGTGCATTAGCTATAGTCGCTAATACTGCTTCTATAGTTAATAATGATACTGATATAGCCGCTAATGAGACTGCTATAGCTAATATGGTTGTTAGTGCTACCGAACTATCTGCTGCTATTACTGCTAGTGCATTAGCTATAGTCGCTAATACTGCTTCTATAGTTAATAATGATACTGATATAGCCGCTAATGAGACTGCTATAGCTAATATGGTTGTTAGTTCTACTGAACTATCTGCTGCTATTGATGCTAGTGCAGCAGTTCTAGCTCAAGCTTTAAGCACATCTGATGATAACTTCCTAGGAGGAGCTACTCCTACTCTAGCTAATAACCTTGCTGGTGGGGGCAATGAGATACAAAATGTAACCTTTGATCAATTTTGTACTCATAACAGCCTAAAGCAAAAAGTAGCAGGGGGAAATTTTGAAATTTCTTCTACTGGTAACAGCGACACTGGCCTTATTAAAATATCCGCTGGTGATAGTAGGGATGGAGAAATAAAACTTCTATGTGGTGAATTTCGCGTAAACCAAACTAATGGTACTGGTATAGGAGGAGATTTTACAACTTCTAACTTCTCGCTTTCTGCTGATAACTGGAGTCAGGCATACGCACATTCTACAGATGGCTCGACTACTCACCCTTCTGGAACTGCCTCAGGTATAGTTGTGAACGATGGATCCTCTGTTCCTGTATCTGGTGCTGGTGGGGAAACTATAGATAATCCTCCTGGGCTTGGTCACTACTTGGTAATGAAGCCAGCGGAGGCTAAAGTTGCATGGCAATATCCATATCTTACCCAGCCGGGGGGTTATGGGAATCCTATTCTAATAAATGCCGATACTGGTACTAAGAGGATTAATAATCCCTCTGGGACAATGGAAGTGGGGGAAATAGAAGTGGAAACTATGTTAGTAGCAGGTACCACAACCTCTCATACTACAAATGTTAGTACTGCCCTTAGTGCAGGTCCTGGTACTACTGTTACTTTCGATGGTTTAGCACTCCTGTCTTCCTTACAAGTTAGTAATTCCCTTAGTGCAGGTCCTGGTACTACTAATATTTTAGATGGTTTAACAATCCTGTCTTCCGTACACGTTAGTAATTCCCTTAGTGCAGAGGGTACTACTATAGTTGATACCTTACACGTTAGTAATTCCCTTAGTGCAGAGGGTACTACTATAGTTGATACCTTACACGTTAGTACTGCTCTTAGTGCAGAGGGTACTACTATAGTTGATACCTTACACGTTAGTACTGCTCTTAGTGCAGATGCTACTAACATAACAGTAGGAACTTGTCCAATTCCCCCTCCTTGGGCTTATTCTCAAGTTAATGTACAAAACGGTGTAAACACTGCTGATCCTTTTTATCATGCTTCTGGTTGTACACAGGGGGTTGATGAGTCTAATGTTAACCACATTAATTGGATCAATGCTGACTGTTACTTTAGTATCAGTGCTACTGGTACATATGAATTTGAGTTTGTAGGTACTCTTATAGCTACTACTGCTGCCTGTGATGTTGCTCTAACCATGCAAAAAACTACAGGTTTAGGCTTAACAGAGACTCCTAAAAGTATTTTAGATACCTACCTAGCTATAGCAAATAAACCTTGGCCTATTGCTATGAAGTATACAGGAGATGTTACAGCGGGAGAGTTCTTTACTTTAAAAATTGATGGTTCCAATAATATTAGACAAGGGAGAGGTTCTTCCTTTAACTGTAGAAGATTAGCTTAGGCACAACATAGATATTTACAACAATGAGTAACACCGAAGATTTGCAGGTTTCAAGGAAAGAGTTTGATATAAATCGAGAGATGGTATCAAAAGATATAGCTGGTCTTGCTCTGGCTATCAAAGAAGAGGGAAAGGGAAGAGCCGCAGATACTAGGGCTATTAGATCGGATATTAAAGAATTAGTATCCGCCCAAACAATAGCTCAAACTGCTGCTGTTAGACCTAATATAACCGCTTTAGGCTTTTCCTTCTCTATCCTTACTTTTGTAATCTTTGTAGTCGCTGGGGTGTATGCTTATATGAACAACCAGATGCGGGAAGAGCAAAAAAATACTCAAGCTGTTAGAAGTGAGTTACAAAAAGAGAGAGATGTATCTCATAAGGAAATACTCAAAGAGTTGCAGAGAAGAACTTCTCTAATTGAGGAGGTAGTGTGGCTAGATAAAAAACCATGAAACTACCCTTCCTTGCTCTTATTCTTTTATCTCTAGGCTGTAGCACATTACCTGAAACTTATAATCCATACATAGAGTATGGGACCATTACCCCAAATCAACGAGGGCAAGGTTATGAGGTGATTACGTTCGGATTCTCCCCCTCTTGGGCGGGAGTGAATAAGAACGAAGCGCGTGCTTTTGCACAACTAGCTTCTGACGAAGCAAGAGAAGCTTTCACTAACCTAGCTAAATTAGAAGTATCTAAAGCAGGAACTCTTACCCTTGTGCATGACAAACATCCAGATGGAGGTAAAGAGGAAAAAGGTGAAAAAGATATAATGGATTACTCTATCTACGCTTTAATCGTTGGCTTCGTAGGATTGGTATCTGCCCTAATTGCTAAGGTGACTGGTATATTTAAAGGTAAAAAGCTTGATAACTTTGAGGTTGGAGATAACTAATCAATCATGTGGTTCTGTTTGGCTGCGTTAAGTAGCCTCCACATATAGTTATCTTTAAAGGAAGTAAGAACGGTTAAGACGTTTGTTAGCTTAGTTATAGTAGCTTCTTCTATCCTCCGTCTGGATATAATAGAGTTTATGTCTTCTACGAGCCCTTTAAGATTTCTAGTATCTTCCTCTGATAGTTCGAATAATTGTTTTTCTATTGATTTCCTTGTTTTCATAATGTAGTTACCTTGTGTCCTTCTCGTTTATAGTGGCGTCTTCTTGCTCTAGAGTGCCCAGCCAGATACTTCTCCTGATCTAGGAAATCATATACGTATACCTCAGGTGAGGTCTTATGCTTTCTAATAGCACGACCTAATGCTTGGATGGTAGCTATTTCTGATTTCATCCCCCTTGCATTAATGAAGTGGGTTATTTCTTCAATGTTAATCCCTGTTTGGAGTATTTTAGTGCCAATGAGGACACTAGTGGCATCACTTCCTCGGAATCTAGATATAGTGTTATACCTGCTTTCGAGCGAATTAGCCCCTTCCAAGAAGACCCCTCCGCAAAGCTTTTCCAAGGTTCTTCCGTGATCAAGTGATTTGGTAAGAATAAGGATACGTGCTTTTTCATTTCTTTTTTTGATGTCATCTACTATCTCCTTTATTGTTTTGTTTCTTGATTCATTCCTAACTATGTACTCTTCATATACGTCTAAGTAGGACATATTCTCATCTGCCCCAGAAGCATCGTAGGATCTAGTCACCATCTGGATTATGGGTTTCGCTAGTGTTCCCTCGTCTACTAGGTCCTTTGTACTGACAGCCTCTATGACGCTCCCTAAGGCCCCTTCTAGGTTATATCGGGGGATGGACTCCCTCGGAACCGTAGCTGTGAAGCCGAGGCGATACACAGCCTTAGGGAAGCTCCTGAGGGCAGCTAGCGTTGTCTTCCCGTTAGAGAACTCATGACACTCATCCACCATGAGGACTTCGGCTTCTTCAAGGTGTGTGTCGAGGATTTTGTCGATACTCTGGATAGTACATAACATAATATCGCCGTAAATATAACCCTCGCCATAACAAAGGCCAACACCGTCAATGCCGCAACTTCTAAGAAAATCATATGTTTGTGTTAATAATTGTTTGGCGTTAAAAAGGATGACCATCTTGCGCCCATGAAGGGCTTTGACCATTCCTGCCATTATAAGGGTTTTTCCCGATCCTGTAGGAGATTTGATGATACCCCTCATATTCCGTAATCCACGGTCAATAAGGTCCTTTTGGTAATCATAGTAGGTAAACCCTGAAATATCGTAAGGAGCAAAAAGTTTACCCTCAGACCCTGCATCCCCCCAAATCTCTGGCTCACACTCAATCTTCTTTAAATCACCAAGAACCCTATCTAAGAGTCCTGTAGGGAAAGTCCCATTTCTTGAGATAAAATGAGTTTTTCCATCCCAGTGCCTTCTTTTGTAGGCAGTCGAATATTCGGATCCTGTGATCTTAAAGGCGTATAACTCGTATAATGCGTTTAAAAGCTTAGGGTTGTCTGTCTCTATCTTAGAGGTTAAAATTCCTGTAGTGATCTTCATCACACTATTATAGATTAGAATTGTATATAAAGGAAATATAATATGCTAGAACCAAACAATGTAAGTGATGATGCCAAGGCAGAGATCATCAAAGACCTACTAAAAGAGCTACCTACGGATACCGCAGTAGAGGTACTACTTCCCTCTGAATGCAAAGTGTATGACTTGATAGATCCTGGGGTTCCTGTAAGCATTCGCCCTATGACCTTCGAAGACGAAAAGAATATCGTTGGGGCTAAAAAAGGTGAGGATCCCATCAACCTAGTTTTGGATAGATGTGTGTCTAATGTCAAAGTACTAGACCTGCTCCCAATGGACAAATTCTTCCTAATCATGAAGCTTAGGGAGATCTCTTATGGGGATGATTATCATACCCTTTTAATCTGCCCCGAGTGTAGAGCAGAGAATCCCACGACCGTTAGACTCTCCCAGCTTAACGTCAACCCCGTCCCTGATGAGTTCACCGATCCAATCTCGATAACCCTTCCTCAACTAAAAAAGGAAATTAAAGTAAAACTTCCCAGAGTTAGAGATGAGGCTATTTTTAATAACCCAGAAGACTTCTTAGATCAGCTTTGGAGATTTGTACTAGAGATTGATGGACACACTGACAAGTCCATCATTGCAGCAGTTGTTAATAAACTTCCCCTAAAGGATTCTAAAACCATCCTAAACGCCCTAAAGTCCGATTACGGTGTTGATACTAAGATTAAATTTCAGTGTAAGGACTGCGAGGGGATTTCAGTCAAAGACTTGCCATTGGATGCAAGTTTTTTCGATGTGAGCTAGATGAAGTAATTGATATTGATTCTCTTCTTCTAGAAGCCTATATACTCGTAAAGAAGAGTAACTTTAGTTATGCAGATGTAAAAACGATGACCCGTACAGAAAGGACCATCTTCATCAAGCTAACTAAAGAGGATATAGAAAGACAAAACGATGAACTTGAACGGAATTAGCCTTGTTGACAGGCACAATCGACCCACTGTTATCCAAAAAACGGCACTTCGGGTCTTTTTTATAAACGATGGGGAGTATTACGATCCTCATACGGTTAGCGGAGTAACAGTTTTTCATAAATCCGCTAACCTAAGCCCAAATAGCATTTTAGAGGGCAACCTTATATCTTCTACGTTAGATGCCGATGATATTGTGATGCACTTTGGTTTCTATGGCACCGGACTTGACGATGTTACTCAATACAATCCTAACAACTCAGGATCACTCAGCGGAATCTACAAGTTAGGATTAGGAGAATACGTATGTGTTTTAGACGGCACGAAAGCTGTGGATGGTCATTATAATCTTCATGGAAGTTCTGTGGTAATAACATCACCAGGGGATTCTGCTACGGTAGGGGATTACATCGACTGTTGGACAATTAGAAATTTTGATGGGAATCCATTCCATACTCTTATTAATGAGTTTAGTTTGTATGATGATACCTTTTTCTCTACAACGCAAAGAGTACTCCTAGAGCCTCGTAACAGATTGCTCAATAAGCATGTAACTCTTAGTTCTGTGGAAAACATTAAGATTACCACTGAAATTACCATACAGAATAAAGATATTGATGAAAGCATAAAAAACATTTTCAAAGGATCAGCCATTACATCAGCTACTATTCAAATTGATAAAATCAATGAGGATTCTACTAACCTTCCTTCTCATGTAACTGTATCAAGTTTTGCTGATTCGGAAGGCCTTGTGGATATCACTTCAGACAATACGTTAGTCTTCCGCTTTGATACCACTCAACTAACTACTCATCCAAACGTAGCTAGTTTTGCAGGAGTAACAGGTCCGTATAGGATCACTGCTAAGTACACTTTATTGGATGAGACTATTGTTACCCCTCCTTACTTCTTTACTATTTCATAAAAGCCTGCAAAGTTCTAAATTCGAAATCATAAGGGCGGCTTTTCTTTTTAACCCAAGTTAAAGTGTCCACCTTCTTTACATGAGCTTCGTTCCAGTCTTTGCAGTTTTCTGGGATAGGGCAGACATGGACCTCAGGCATCCTTAGTCTTTTGCGTGTCTCTTCAAACCTCGTAAGCCCTTTCAAACCAGCAGAGTCGTTATCAAATCCTATGATGATTTTTCCTTTGAACGTAGAGAGGATGTCTGCTTGCTGGTCGCTGATAACACAGCCTTGAGGAGACGTAGCATTAACTCCCTGTAGTTGTAGAGAGCGAGCACATAGAGGGCTCTCTGCGACAACAAGGAAATCAGCTTCCTCGTCGTAAGGATACAGTACGTTGGAAGACTTGGGAGCAATCTCTGAGGAGGGATTCAGGTACTTAGGGTGCTGGTCATACAAAGCTCTGGCCTGGAAAAAGAATACGTTACCATCCTCCCTGAATGGGATTAGAATTCTATCTGCAAACTTACCCTCGGTGCAAAGGTAGAAAGGCTCCTCTTCTTCTACCACTTCATTAAACAGGCGGCGAGTGAAAAGGTAGGACCAAGCATTTAGAACATTCTTGTCCTCGGAGTTACCTGAATTGATATCGAGGGGGATAAGCTTAGAAGTGTCTAGCTCAAGTTTGTTATCAGGTTTAGATAATTCGGGAACCTCTTCACCAAGGAACTCAAAGTTCTTAATCAGTAGTTCCCTGGATGCTCTGAAGTAGGGGATCCCTCGTACCTCAGCGTAGAAGCGAGTGAAGTTTCCTTTCCTTCCAGACTTGAAACACTGCCACAGACCACTATCTACATTAATGCTCAGGTGCCTCTTCCAGTCATGCTCTTCGAAGATGGACTCCATGACAAACTCGCACCCATCGGCAGAGATACGGCCAATATCGGAGAAGTTTTCGACCAAGTAGTCTCTAATAAATTGAGGTGAAATTATGTACATTAAGACAATTTCTGAAAGTAAGGGCTCGACATGGGACTCTTGCAAACTAAAGTATCAGTTCCGCTACGTTGACCGTCTTCCTGAGCCCAAAGGGGCCAATACTGACGCACTACGCTTCGGTAGCTACGTCCATGAGGTCCTTGAGCTAGGAGTGAAGGCCAATGCCGTGACCCTAGAGGAGCTAACGCATATTGCTGATGGGCTGAAGGATACATACAACGTATCAGAGTCCTACAAGGGCAAAGATTTAAGGTGTTTTAAGAACTTTCTTACCTTCGACAAGAAACTCACCGAGACGGTGGGTATCGAGCTTGTATACGAAGTACCTCTTGCAGAGGACATTCTTCAAAACGGTATCATCGACCGTGTATGTAAGGGAACAGATGGTGGCCTTTTGATCATCGACTACAAGACTTCCAAGAGAGAGAAAAGCAAGGTTGACCTGTATCAAGATAGCCAGCTAAAAGGATACGTCAATGCTATCAGCACCATGTACAAGGTTCCTGTCTCTAAGATAGTCGCAGCACACTACTACCCTCTTACTAATAACTTCGTTCACGTACAATACAATAATCCTCAAATCCATGCCTGGAAAAGAGGTATTGTAGAAAAGGTCTGGAGGATACGGAAGGCTAAGAAAGAGAACATGAAGCCTAGCCGTAATGAGTTCTGTAACTGGTGTGCTTACAAACCGATTTGCTCAGAGTTCAATGACATTCATACCTGCCAAAAGGGTATTGAAGACCTAAAGGCCAGGAAGAAACTTCTAGCCGAAGCTAAAAAGGCTAGTAAGAAGTCCTAACTACGAAGCTTTCCGTAGATGAAGGGTCTATATACTTCTATATCAATAGAGGTAAAGAAGCTAGATACTTGTTCCTGAGAGTACTTACACTTCTTAACTAGATAATTATTGAGCATCTCAAGCTTGATAGGCTTACCTTTATTCATTGCATCAAGAATCTTCATTTGAAAGTGCTTAACAAACTTTTCACTAAACTTATGTCTCCACTTTTCAATAAAAGAATAGCTAAGTGTTACATCTATTAAATCAAGGAAATCAATAATCTCAATGTCAAGGTTAGTATGCATAATGTCTATTCTTTACTTTTTAACTAGTTATATATTATAAGAGGGAAACATGGCTAATTTTTCACGACAAATCTTGAATTTTCTTAAGAGTATTCAAGCAGATCCTGAGGATAACGTCCATATAGTGCCTAAAGGCATGTCTTGTGCTGTCCCAGGAGATATATTATTTTTCCGATATTCTCTTAAAAGGAAAAGGGGTATGAGGCTCTTCTTGGTAACTGAGCCAGTGGTTAAGGAGGCAAGGACAGGTAACATTTTACTAACAGGATTCAAAATGCCTACCCAGGGTAACTATACACCAGATTCAATACGTTCTCTATATACCAATAAGGAACTTCCAAAAGAGAATTATAGGACCTACATACTGTCCAAAATATATGGTCCTCTTAGGAGAGTAAGAAAGAAGTAGTATGGTAAATCCAATACCCCCAGGCAAGGCCTCGTTCCTTAGCTTAGAATCTGCTATAAATGGCTTAAAGGATACCATTATGCTGGGGGACAAAGCCCAAAAAGCATCCCTAGCTTTGGGAATGTCCTTTAGAGAGACTCACGATAAATTAGCAGGGTCAATGGATAGCTTGCGAGGTGGCTTTACAGATAGACTGCAAGCAGGCATGTTGGGGCTAGAAGCAGGTCTTCAAGGTAATTTTGAGGGTGTTTCTAAGTTAACTAACCAGCAACAGTTAACAGGAACTGAGTTTAGAAATACTAGTAAGGTCATGGCTCACCTCCAAGCCTCTCTGGGGCTCTCTAATGACGCTGTGAGCACTTTGGCTGAATCCTTCATAGAGACAGGTGATAAGTGGCAAGTCTCAACAGCCACGCTTGTACAGGCTGTGAATAGCTTGAAGGACTCGTTCCCAGTGATGAGGCTAGCAGGATTGGAGAATCTGACGGGAGTGGTAGCAGAGTTAACTGGTAAGTTCGGTGGAGAGAAGAACCGTGCTGCCGTTGAGGGTTTTCTGAAGATGCTTGTAGATACCAGCGACAAAACATTAGGGCATCTAGCTGCTATGGGGCTTGGAGGCATAAGAGAGAGGATATCTGGGCAAGATGTTTTAACACAGACGCGAATGTTAGAGGAAGCCATTGTAATTGCGGGCACTTCTGTTGAAGATTTCTCAAAAGGGGCCAAAAAGAATGCGTTCCATTTACTAGACTCTACAAAAAGTATATACGGTAAGGGAGGCCTTTTTGCTGTTACTCTAATGGCTAATATGGGCAAACGAGAGAAGGATGCAAACGAGAAATCCGCCTCCTTTTGGCTTACAATAGAAACTCTAAGGAAGGAAGCCTTTTTACCTCTCACAGAAGCTTTTATAAGATGGCACGAACCTCTCGTAAAAACCTTTGAGGTTATCTCAGGCTTTGCCAATAAGTTTTCCCAAGCTCTTGTTGATTGGTTTAAAAGCAAGTTCCCTTCTAAAACCATTGACGCTAATATTAAAATGGTTACCATTGCCTTGGTTAAGGGGGCTATTAAAATTTCTAATTTCTTTACGGATTTTTTCTACGGAGTACAAGCCCAGATTAAATTCTTCTGGCCTATAATCAAAGAAGGATTAGTTATGATTGGGAAGTTTCTTTGGAAAACAGCCGAAATACTTGGTGATGTAACGAAGAGCTTGAGTAGTGCTTTAGTTCTGTTGAAGTGGGTGTCTGGCTACCATTGGGTTGAAAGTATTGCAGGCTGGTTTAACGATAAAGAAGATGCTAAAAGAAAGGCGGAAGAAGCCTTTAACAATAGCTTTGAAGGTAGACTAGAGGCCGCAAAAGAGGGAAAAAAAGGATTTCTAGCAATTGCCAAAGAAAACAACAAGATTTCTATAATTTTACAAGAACTATTAGACACTTATACGGACGAAACAGGAATCGCTGGAAGAACAGCCAGAGCTACAGAAAGCATTGATGGGAAGACTCCAGACAAAAGTACTCCCCCAGCCTTCCTAGATACAACGGCAGATATGCTTGGTAGTAGTATTGAGAGGATACTTGGAGTAGGCAGAAATACTACTCAAGAAGAAATGTTAGAGCAATTAACCCTACTTAATGGAAAAGAAACGGAACTGGTTTTACCAGACGGTGCGATACCTACTGACTCAGGTGGCTAATGACAAATAGACATATTATAGACAGAGCTTTACCAGAAAGGTCTAAGCTACGATTTTACTTCCCTTCCTTAGAGTATAATGGAAATTATTACGTAGTAACTATGCCTTTCTTTGAAAACATAGTAATTAAGGAGAGTAAAAAGGCTCGATATCAGAAATATTCCTTGATTTCTAGGTCTAGCAACCTGTACAGCTACTTAGGTGCAGATTCTAGGCAGCTAAACCTTTCTTTTAACATAACATTGCCTCATATTCAAGATGATCACCCAGACATAACCCTAGACAAGTATATTACTTACGACAACGACAAAAGTAACCTAGATCTTGAGAGAGAACTGTTCAAAAATCCACATAAATTAGAGTCTCCTGCAAAGGGTCTGGCTTGGATTTTAGGAACTGCTTATACTAAAGGACTAGCAGAAGAATCCGCTAAACAGGTACGAAATAATCTAGGAATTGATGAGGCCCCTCCAGAGGAAGAGGATGTGCAAGCTGAAGAGGCAAGTAGCCAAATCATTGATATTATTATCTACTGGACTAACATCATTAGATCTAGCGTCACAAATTACTCTAAGAACCCAATTTACGGACCACCTATTATAAGATTAAGGCATGGGATTTTATATCAAGATGTTCCCTGCATCTGTACTAATTATTCTATTGAGTATAATGAACAAGCGGGATATGACCTTAAAACTCTACTCCCTCGTCAGTTAAAGATTAACATGAAGCTAGAAGAGATTAGAACAGGAGATTTCGGGGAATTCAAACCAGATGACGAGAGTAACCCAATTAAAAGAGATAACCTCGCTGGGTGGGAAGCCGTTGTACTAGGATCAACTCACAGCATGGATCCAGGGTCTGGTGGCATCTAATGGCTTTTTTAAAAGGAAACAAAGGCCCTTATAGTCTAGATGTTAACCATGTGAAGCATCGTAACGTAACTACAACCACTATATTGAACTCTCCAAAGTTTGATTCACTCTTACAAGGCTTGGATACTGCGTATGAGTATGAGGTAGGTTATGTCCCTCAAGGCTACGAGCATAGACCAGACTTGATTTCCAATGTATTTTATGGAAGTCCTAAGAACTGGTGGTTGCTTATGCTGGTAAACGGGATAGCTGATCCTACTGAGGGATTCAGACCAAATCAAAGGATATTAATCCCTAAAGTGTAATGAATATTCCAGTAGCTAATGTTATCGTAGGTTTTAATAAAGATGTTATGAATAGTCTCTTTGCTGAAGGAGCTACGTACAAAAACCTTATGAAGGGACTTTCAGAGGAAGAGGACGCACTTCTTTTCGATAACGAATCTAACCCTAGTTTCATATCATTCGAGCATACTGGTAATATGGGGGATGGATGGAAGATGAAACTAGTGCTCATTGACCCCAAAGGGGATCTAGAGAGAAGGTTATTTTCTGATAAATTGCTTCCCGCTATAGCAGGAAGTGCTTATACAGATTCTTCAGAGGAAGGCACTCTTGCTAGCAAGGTTACGAAAGATATGGCGAGCAGCCAGTCTCTTTATAATGATAAGTATTTTTCGGAACTTAAAGAAGAGTTTAGCAAACATATAGGGATAAATACTTTCTATATAGCATACGGTACAGGGAATAATTTAGCTTTATGGTCTGGACCTCATAGATGTGTACTAACGGGGGCACATATAGAAGTAAAAGGACCTAGGAAGATTACTCTTACTTTTGCACCCACTGCTACAGACTTAAACTTTAGAAGAAGAAGAGGAGACTTTAACGAACAGGTTAACCTTAATCTTGCTGGCCTCACCCTAAGGCATGTTGGAGAATCAAACCTCATCAACTTCTCTTCAGGACATGGAATTTATGATCCTTTAAATCACTTAGAGCTAGATTTGTATAAGGACGCTGTGCAAAATAGTAGAGAGGAAGGTGCTTCTACTTTAGAGTCTTTTAATTTAAGAACCCTAGGATCCTTAGATTTTCATTCTTTAGTAGTAGATACTATAAGAAGCTACGTACAGCACGCCACAAACAATCCTAATGTAATAGTTCTTCTTCCTGATCTCAATATTGTTTGTAGAGAAAAGATAAGTAATATATTAAAATATGGGCCATATCCTGACAATAGGAGCAGCGGCTTTGTCGAAAGGCCAGAATCACCTTTATCACAGTACCAGTTAGCAGGAGAATACGAGTATGTAATACAAATACTCTTAGAGGATTTTGGTTTGCGCCTAGGGAGTCCATCCTCCGAAATACCCACTGACAAGCCCGTCTTCTTTGCCGAAAGACCACTTGAAAGGCCACTCACGGCTAATTTTATTGAAAGGCCAGAACCAACCTTTCATTCACTCCCATCTCGGGAAGAGGTGGAACTAGCACGGCTAGAACGCTTCGCAGGCCTGCCCCATGAGCGCCCCCCTAAGCTTCCACGCGCTATCCCCTCCGCGAAAGTAAATAAGTACACTTCTAAGGAGAAGGCCCCTTCAGCAGAAGATAGAAGAAAAAAGTATTACGAAGAAGGGAAGTTTTATGGAATACTAGAGAGTTCAACCCATGATAGGCGTATTCCTGACCATAATGAAGTACTAAGTAAAGTATTTAATGCTATAAGTAAAAACTCTAAGGGAGCCTACAACTTTAGGCTGGCTATTGTAAATGAAACCAATACAAAATTACTAGATTATTGGACTAAAGGAGACGGTACTATTAATCCGTCCAAATTTTCTACCTTTGGAGGATACTCAAAGTTCAATGAAGCCAAGGAAGCTGTTATTGTAGGAGACGTAGCTATGATAGATAACTACTTATTCGGTAGCTTGGATTTGGCTCCATCATACAAAAGTATTAATAAGCTAAGAGCGCAAAAGTCTTTAGCTGAGTCAGACTTAGAGAAAACTAATCTTCCTACAGAGTTTACTAGCCTTCTTCAGGCTGATATAAACGAAACTCAGCTTAGCCTAGATAAGATCGTACAAAAAATACCTCTTCATCCTTTGGATAAAATCATTGTTGGGGATGTAAGGTACAACAAGACAGTACGAGATATAGTTTTTCCTAGAAGAGAACAACTAGTTGGGGCTTTTGGGGATATCACAGAACTACCAGACGAGTTCGCGTACTCAGATAATCTATTTTCTGATGAGAAAAAGGAATATATCAAAAATGAAGCCATACCAGTGTTCCGATTCAATATACAGAACCCTAATGTCCTTTCTCTTAATCTAACTAAATCCAATATTTATTTAGATCAGTTGAGAATAGGATTTAGTAAAGGTGTAACTAGGAAATCTTCAGCAGTGGTGGAGGGTGTTTTACCTTTGGGCAAAGGATCTCTTCCTATTACAACCAGAGCCGCTGCAATAGCGTACCTAAAACTAAATGAGTTTCCTAAGGACAGACAAAAACTTATTCAGGACTTGATGACTAGATTGTCCCCCGAGCTTTCAGCAGAGGTTGGCGCAGAAAAAGAAGCAGATTTTATAGCTATGATTCTAGACAAATTAAAGGATCAAACCTATAAAGGGTACATAGAAATAGATCAAGTGCTCCCAGGCAACCCTAACGGCATTATGGCTGATTTGATGGAGGATATGTATAGAAAGACTTATACCGTAACCATGAAAACGCTTCCCACTTTTCACTTATCAAACATAGTAACGCACATCGGCCAGCCCTGTATTCTTCTAGCTCAAGATGCCAACATAACGCAAAGTAGAAAGGTTGAAAAAACTTTAATGAACACGTTCTATAGTGGTCTTTACGGTATATACGGATTCAAACATACTATAACGTCTAGATCTTCGCAATCGGAGTTCCGTTTGGTTAAAATACCAACGAAAGGAGTTTCTGATGAAAAATGAACAAATAATTTCTTTAGCAGAGGTAAGAGATACTTTTGATCCTTGGGGTACTGGGTCTTTTTTAGCTAGGATTGATTACCTAAATAACGAAGAAGTTAGAGTGAACTATGTAACTCCTTATGCTTCTAACGGAGAAGGAGCTTTTATAGCTATTCCAGAAGAAGGTACAGAAATTCTTGTATGCCGTCCTGTAGGATCTCAGGCTTGGTACTATATGGGATCCACTCTTTCACCTGAAGAAAACAAGGCAGAGGGAGCCAAGCTTTCTGATGCAAGCGTACCACCTCTAGATAGAGTTGATCCTAACATCTCCAGGGCAAGAGGTGTTCCTATGAAAATTGCTTTAAAGAGCAATGACGGAGCAGGCTTGACCATCTCTGAGGAGTACAACCCTGAGTTCATTAATAAAAAGGTAGAGCTAAACTCAACTGTAGGAAAGAAGGTTACCTTAAACGATAGCCCTGCTGTTGATTCTCTTATTCTTGATTCAGGTAACGGTAGTAAGATTACTATATCGAACGACCCTAAGAATGATCATCTCCCCTCCAGAGCTATCCAAATAGAAAGCGTAGGACCGCAGAAGTTCATTAACTCTGGATCCCAAACAGACGTTGTAGTAGGTGCAGATGGACGCGAACTACAACTACTCAATGGAGCTAACGGAGTACAGTGGGGAGACGGTGCAGAGTGTGGCAATGTTAATATCCAGAGCAAATGGAGAGACATTAATGTATATTCATGTGCAGAAAAGGGTAAGATATTTATCCAATGCCTAAACCAAGACGGTAGCGACCAAGTTATTCAAATAGAAACAAAAGGCACAGGCGGGGGTATTATTATAAAGACACGGGGAGACATTTCTCTAAACGCTGAGGGTAACCTTAACCTGAACGCAGGAGAAGGTATTAACATGAAAGCAGGAAGCAAGGTTAGTATCGACTGCGCCACACTAGACGTTAGATCAACAGGGGTAGCTAATATAGACGGCAGCGTTATTCATCTTGCTGGGGACCAATCTACTCCTACACCACCAGATACACCCTCTGTAGAAAGTACATACGGAGGCGAAGGGATCACTACATACTGATATGGCAAGCTTTGATCTAGAAACATTCTTAAAAGTACAAGGACAAACAGGTACTGGAGCAATTCAGGCACTGGGTATGTCCTTTGGTATGCCTAGCTGTATGCTCAATCTAGCCTCTGAAGCTATGAGCCTTCTCCCATCATCTGTCCTCTCAGACATGCAATCAAAGATTTCTGAGGGCAAAGCCAAAGCTAATGAGGTTACCAAAGAGGTGTTCAAGAAGCTAATGCTAAATACGGGCATTATCGAGTTTGATACAGAGAACGGAGTCTTTAAGTTTGGATCTGATACCTCCTGGCACGGTATTGACAGCGACGATAGCCAAACAAAGGATAACCTAGCTGGTCTATTAGGAGCCTTTCAATATGCAGCTTCTTTTGGAGCGCAGATCTATCAGAACTATACTGATATAAACAATGAGATAGAAGCAATACAAAACTGCTTACAGAAGTTCAATGATCTTCAATCCTTCCAGGCAGGAAACTCGGCAGACCAGAAGGCAACGCTAGATCCTGCTTCCTCCGAAGAGCTTTTCAATTCCATGTATGCAGGGGACAAAGCAAGGCTAGCCTCTGCCTCGGAGTTCATCTCTAACTGTAATAAAACTATAAAGGATATCAACGATATCTTTGCAGCCAGAGAAGCAGACCCTTCCCTTGAGCCAATCCTATTAGATAGCTCTGAGTTAGATGGCTTCTTAGACCAAACGACCTTCACAAGGGACTCCTTAGAAGATCCCGAAGTAGGAGCAGATGAGGCTGAGATCTTCAGGCTTACTTATGGACCCCCAACATCAGTTGCTGGTCAGTACGTCCTGACCTCAGACGGTCTGTACTACGATTCCCAGAGCGGGGGGTTGGATCCAGTGTACCTAGCTATTTCGGGAATAGTTCCTATAGGAGATCAGTGGAAGTACGACTACGATCCTAACCTAGGAGGTAAGGGCCAAGCGATCTCCATTAAGTCTTTAAACAAGTTCACGGACAACATCTTTGATCCCACAAGAATTGATGATAGCATTGGTTTGCAGAAGTACTACGATGAGGATCACTTTCTCTCGGTACTTAAGCAGCAGAGGGATAAGCTAACTTACGATTTATCTTCTGACCTTGTTACCTACCTTGCCGAGTTCGGAGAAGACTCCTCTATTGTTACTAACCAGCGCAATCTTATTATCTCAGAGATCGCTAACCATAATGATAAGATCAATAGAAGAAAGAAGCAGATTGAAGTAGCTATCAAAGTACCTCAGATATACGGAGACTCGATAGGCCCTATATTCGCTCCAGGCAAGGTTCCAATTAATGATTTCTCCTACCTAGAGGACTACAACTTAGAGGTAGACCTAGAGAAGCAGAATGCCCTAATCTTCAACCAAGCGGACGTTGTAGGTATTGTTCTTCCTTTGAATGCAAAATTTGTAAAGTCTCCTGCTAAACCTCCTTCCTTCTCCTTCGGACACTTACGAGTTCCTACTGTAGGAAAGGGAGGTATAATCTACTCTCCCTCCTCGACACAGGCTGGAACAGTATTGTCTTTAAATGATGAGATTGTAAACAAAGGCCTGTTCGCTATTTACAATATGTTAGAGAGTAATGTAGAGCTACCCTCTTCTACCAATTTCCAAGTAACAAACTGTGCCACAGAAGATAGATACAACAATGCTCAGCTTGTAGCAGCTTCCAAAAGATCAGTATTTGTTTCAGGCCTAGGTATTCCTTACTTAGAAGGTATTGTAAAGAATACAGGCATAGCCCCATCCGTAGCAGCTTCGGCTTTAGGTTCCTTTATGAAGCTTCCTGACACTAAGGAGTTTAGGGATCTTACTTACTCCTCCACAGGCTTTACTTTAGAGTGCTGGGCCTATGTCCCTAACATCATGGACGCTGGTGTGGGCTGGTTGAGTGCTACAGCGTCCTCTCTAACGAAGGTAATCTTAGGAAGCGAGAATGTAGGAGCCACCTCTGGTCTATTAGCCTTGGATCACACAGGGGCTATCAGAGACTTAGACTTCCTAGAGAATCAAAGAGGCGAGCAGTTTGTGAGAGGTATGGTTTGCGGGTTTAGTCGAGATAGAAGAATAACACAAGTATCCAGTAGCTTTAGTAACAACAATTACGACAACGATCCAGCATCTTCTCTTAGTTTCTTTATAGCACCTACACAATCTAGAGATCTGTCCTCTGCTTCTTGGATCAATAATGATGATTGTCAAGATTATGAGACGTTCCACAAGATGAAAGTGGATCTATCAGCTACAGGTTTCGGTAACGTGTCTTCACAGTTCGTTTTGATCGACATATCGTGTGATCCAAAAACAGACACTATTAAGATGTTTGCGGACGGCTCCTTAGTAGCAACCTCCTCCATCTCTGATGTTTTCGGAGTGGACCCACAAGTACCTCCAATGCTTCCTTCTTTCAAGAAGAATAATAGCTTCCAATACTCCTCTACCACGGTTGATGGTCCCACTGTCCTAAAACAAGGTCCCCTCCTTAACACATTCTACACTCCTTGGATCGTAGGGGGCGGATATACAGATGGTATGTATAGTTATGGTAACTTCCTAGGAGGGGATAGAGGGGGTATTACAAGTGGTCTTCGTGGACACTTGGGAAGCTTGAAATTTTACTCAAGAGCCCTAGATAATGGAGAAGTTCTAAAAAACTATAACGCCCAACAAGGCTTCTTTAAGAATATCTCAATCTAATGGCAGCAAATCAAACAGTAACTATTCATGGACAGATAGCTCCTAGGTATATGCAGCAACTGCCCGAAGCTCAAAGAAAAGAAGTATTTGGGTTGTCTTTCCCACTAGGATCGTCTAAGGGAGGGGGCTTCTTTGCCAAGCAGTCTGGCATTAGGATGATTAAAAACTCTGTTAAGCAATTACTCCTAACAGAAAAAGGTGAGAGACTGATGCTCCCTAACTTCGGATGCAACCTTAGAAAGTACCTCTTCCAGCCCTTAGATGAGCAATTGTTTGAGTCTATTAAAAGAGAGATTCAATACTCCTTCTCTAACTATATTGTAGGGGCTAAGATTGCTAAGATAGCGGTATTCCCGTCTGGAGAAGAGGGTTCATCAGGGGGCAACACTCTTAGCGTAGTCTTATCTTTAAAACTAGATACGGATGATTTACAAGTATTCGACGTTGAGGTAAATATATCATGAACTTTTCTGGAACAATTACATCAGACTTTATGAAATTAGCAGATGTTCCTCTTCTAAAGAGGCCTTCTCTAATCAATTTTGCTGCAACGGATTTCTCCACACTACGCCAGTCTCTCATAGCTTATGCCAAGGCAGTTTATCCAAACGATTATAAATATTTTGTAGAGTCTGATCTAGGGATGATGTTTATAGAGCTTGTTTCTTATATGGGATCTGTTATGTCCATGAAGGCTGACATGCTTGCTAATGAGAACTTCCTCGCTACAGCCAATCAACGCTCTAGTGTTAAGAAGCTTTTAGAGCTTATAGGTGTTAGAATGAAAGGCCCTCTTTCCGCCGCCGCTGATGCTAAAATAATTTCAGATATTGCAGTAACAGGTTTAATGAAGCTTACTCCTGCTCAAAGAGTAATTGAAACTGTTTCTCCTGAGGACGGAGGAGCCTTAACTTTTACTCTTTATAAGGTAGTTAATGGTTTAGTTGATCTTGTTAACCAATCGGGAGAGATCGAACTAATGCTAGCCGAGTCCGAAGCTGGTGGTGGGATAGTTTTTGAAAACGTAGTAATGCAAGAAGGGGCTTTGGTTCAGGATGCTGGCTCCTTCGCTGCCACAGAGGGAGTTAAGACTATCAAGTTAACTAACGGACCCGTAGTAGAAGGAAGCGTGCAGGTATTTACCACAGGCCCAAGTGCTGCAAAGAACGGAGCATTTACAGAAGTGCCTAGTGTTTTCTTTGCTTCTGGCTCCTCTGATAAAATCTTTGAAGTGGTATACGATGATGACTACAAAGCCACTATAGTATTCGGAGATGGAAGTGTTGGAGTCTCTCCTGATAGCACTTCTGATTATACTGCATTCTACAGAGTAGGTGGAGGCACTAGAGGAAACATTGGTAGAGATTCGATCAATGCTAGTCTAGTTACGACTACTAACAGTTTACCTAACACAGCAACAGTTACCAATACGTCCAAAGGTACAGGAGGGTCTAACGCAGAAACAATCGAACATGCCAAGAGATATGCTCCTCTAAACTTTAGACGCCAGGACCGATTAGTTACTTTAGAGGATTACTCAGTATACGCTAATACTTTTATTAGTACCTTTGGTACCGTAGGAAAAGCTACTGCTGCTACTAGGAAAGCTTACTCCTCAGCAAATGTTATTGATATCTACGTCCTAGAGAAAGCCTCGGACTTTCAATTACAAAGAGCTACTACGGCATTTAAAACACAGTTGCTAACTGGTATAAACGCTAAAAAGATGGCAACTGATGATATTGTAATTGTCGATGGTCTTATCAGAACCTTGGACTTGGTTACTACCATTCGTATTGACAGGGAGAATGAAGAGAACCAAGATCGAATCAAAGCTAAGGTAAGAGATAAGATACTCACCTATATGAATGTTGACAACAAAGAGTTCGGTGAGGACTTTAGAGTATCAGAGATAAATAGGCAGATCTTTGAGGTGGACGAGGTTCGTATTTCCACTATTGACAACGTAGGACAAGATATTACAATTGATTTCAATGAGATCATTCAATTAAACAATCTAACGATTAATGTAGAACTAATAGAGTAATGGGATTTAATAAGTATTCATCTGATCCGAGGAAGTACTTCAAGACTAACCTTATAGACCTCATTGAGCTAATTACTCCTGAGGTGTATAGGAGTGAGGATGTAACTCTTAGCGGTACAGAGATTAATCCTATCTCACAAGTAATTAACTCTCATCTACTTGTTGCTGATAACATTTCCTCTGTCCTTTCTTTATCAAGTGTAGCTAATTCCCAAACTAGCTCCTTAGGAACCATCAATGGTATTTCTCAGTACTTCGTTAAGCAGAACGAACTAACAAAGATCAACCCCTACCTTTTAGAAAGCAAGATACTTATCCCCCTGGGAACCTCTATTGCTAACTACGACACTAGTGCGGATTTTAATACTTACTTGTCGGCCACCTTGCTGCCGATGATAATCCCTTCTACTAGTACTCAGGTAGATCCTATACAAGCAAATATAACAACCCTATCGGCTTTAACTGGAGATGTAAATGCTAGTAGTGTTCATAACTACCTAGTAGATACTTTAGGGTGGTTCTACTTCCTAAACACTTCTGCTGATGGAGGACTCACCTACTCTCCTTCAAGTTTTGTTTTAGATTCCCTCAACTCCGTGTACCTAGGAAAAGATCTAGAAACCGTTGATGGGGTTAAAGGATTTACTGAGTATCTTTGGAGAAACTACACTGCTTGTTCTTTCGGAGGATACATCCCAGAGGACTTCGTATCAGGAACCGCAGACAGTATTGTAGATACTAGTGCAGGCCTTGTTGCAACGTATACTAGTGGCACACAAAGACTAGAAGCACTAAAGACAATGATTGATGTTGTCTATTCTCCTCTGTACATAGACCAGCAGGACTTTACAGTTAGAGACTCTTTTGATAGTTATATAGATTCTACTTTGTCCTTAGTAGATCGCACATCTAAAGGACCACACAGAAAGTTCTCTAACATCCTTGGCTTCTCTCTTACTGACATGCAGGATGAGATAGAGAACATAAGTCTAATCTATGATATAGAGAATGTAAAAGAAGAACACCTTCAGTACATTGCAGACCTAATAGGGTTTAGGCTAAGAGGAAACTCTTCTTCTAAGTGGAGACACCAGCTACGGTTGGCTTTAGATTTATACAAACAATCAGGTACTATTGCAGCAATTCAAGCAGCTATTAATGCTCTTATTGTTGATTCTGTTTTTGATGTGTCTGGTAGTGTTCAAGAGCTTTGGGAGTCCTACATCCCTCACTTAATTTGGTACTCTTTAGGAACAGAGTCTCCTTTATTTCACAATCTAAATACTTGGACTCCTGCCTTAGCAGCAGAAGCTGGGGTATTCTCTTACAGTACAAGTAGTTTAGAAGAAAACCTTAGGATAGTTACAGATTCAATCCTATTGGATATGTACAAAGAGTTCCCTGAGAACTTCTTATTCCACGGGGATAAGTTCCAAGTTCCTGAGCTTTTTGTTGTTGATAATGATGGGTGTGAGGTCGAAAGGTATACTATCGTAGGCGAGCCTGGAATGAAAGCTTTTCATGGTCACCTAGAAACTGATCCTGGGTTCCAAGCATACAAACAGGATGCTAAGCTTTTCGATGAGGGTAAAGCATTCGAAGCAGCTACAGGACACGGACCTTTAGGCTACGGTGTTTATATGGCAGGAGCGGACCACCCCAAAACAGGGGAGCGCCCAGTATACTTAAAGCCTTCTGGGTCTATTGAGTTTTTATTCAATTACAGAAACAGAAACAACTACCCAATGCCTCCTTTTGAGGAGATCAAGTACTATAGAGACTGTACTGTTACCGCAGACTTAGTAAAGTTTCTTGTGTCTCGTCTTAAATGCTTCAAAGTAGAAGATACCTTTGCCGATAGTGTTGGGGATTATGTGCTTAGCAGCGCAGTAACGGATGATACAAATATAGGATCTTTGAATGAGTTCTTAATGCTCTTTAGTTCCGTACAAGTTGCTCCTAATTTCAATAATGTAATGCTTAGCATTTCCGATTACGAGAAGAACCTTCTTAATCTTTGGAGTGGAAAGTCCTCACATCTCTTTATTGATTTTGATAATACAGATTTTGATTTTAATAAGACAACTCTAGAGGGAGATGGAAAGTATGCTCTGTACGAGGCTGCTAGAACAGCCCGTGAGTTTGCCCCTGCTCATGCTATTACTAGAGTAAACCTAAATGCCAGTGCGTCTGATGATTTCTCTATGTCTAGTACTAAGTATGAGTACCTCGGTTTTGACCATGATGATACCAGGGCTAGTTATACTTCTGCTTCGGTGTTAGGTAATTTTGAGTACAGCGGTGTACCAATGACATTTGATTCTGGTGGGGGAGATAACAACACAGATTCTAGCGGTGGTAGAAACGGGGCTAACACTTTTAAGAGAGCCAGTGTTGATGCTATCCTTGATCCTATGGTTTCCTCTACCGCTTCTGTAGCTTCTTTAGGGAGTGTAGCAAGGAGAGCTATGCGGAGACGTAACCTTAAGTACCTTCTCCCTCATGAAGGCTACTACGACAGGACAGGGTTTAATGGGCCTGTTAGTTATGATCCCTCTACACTTGAGAATTCCATGCCCTCCTCCTTAGGAGAATTAACTCTGGGTTACGTGGCCTCGGCAGGTAAGTTTTTCCCAATCGAAGATCATGTAAATCCTTCTGGAGTGTGGCATGAGTGTGAAAAACTCACTTCTACACGGCAGTTTTCAGGAGTGTATACTAGTGCTACTTTTCCTTATAGGGGCTTATCCGCTCTAGGCTCAAACAGTAAGATGTCTGAGGAGGCTTCTGCCACAGCTAGGTATATTGATAGAGGACAGGTTCCTACTCTTTACGCAACTATGCATAAGTTGTTTGAGGCTAAAGCCCTAGACTACGCTAACGAACAGATTAATATGAACCCAAGCTCTGTTGAAGAGGACGCCTATTGGAAGAACAACAGGCAAAGCTTTGCCAACGAAGCTATAGCTAGTGGTTTTGTCCTAAACTCTTTTGCGGATTATGAGAATTTTAGTTTTGGTACAGGCTTGCAGGAAACTCATAGGGATTACTGTAAATATTTTAGTAAGCATGTCCTTGGGTTGAATGAGGTTGAGAAGACTGGAGGAAATATATTCGCACAAGTCTTCGGTACTGGGTTATACAATTGTGATTTTGCACTAGCAGGCTCTGCTGTTGGTAATATGATCACCTCTAGCACTATAGGGGCTAGTGCAATTAATGCCTCTAACGTGTGGAACAGTACAGCTAATGGAACCTTCATCGCTAGTGATGCAGGCCAGTCAGTTATCCCCTTATCTGGCTCTTGGGTATCTGGTAATATTAATAACGCAGACTATAGGAATCCTCATATCCTTAGTGGGTTAGAGTTCTGTGATCTCTCTGGTGCTCCTTCTGGTAACCAGTTCACTATCTTTAAATTAGATCCATCCTTCCTTGTACCTGAGAAAGACAACTTCCTAATAAACAATACAGTAATAAAGTGTAAGTCTGTAGGAGGGTTACCTAGAATCAGGTTTGATCTTTCCTCTTACGGGGACAGAAGAAACTACTTTATCAAGGATCACAAGTTCAAGTTAGACATTAAATCTCTTGTGGCTGATGAGAATGAGCCCATCCTAGGAGGAGGCAAGATAGGAGTTTGGATTCACACCCAGCCTACTGACGGGTTTGTATGGTCATGGACACCTAAGCAGAAGTGGGAAATAACAGAAGAGTCCAGACTTTCTCTCCCCTTAGTGAAGGATAGTCTAGCTCATAAGTACACCTTTGATATAAAAACTCCTGATGTTTCTACCAAAGAGTACTGCTTAGGAAATACCTCCGATTCCTTCCAAGATATTAATGATACCTCTCTTAATAATATAAAGGATAAGTATTTTGAAAACTTTACGGTAGAGTTCGATACTAGGAACTTTACTATCAACAATAACTTTGAGTACTTGGATATTATTCCTATGAAGGATGATTTTTACAAGTTGAGGGAGCAAGTAAATAGAGACGATACTAATTACATTATTGAGATCTTTTTCCTCCCAAATAATAATTCACGTAAATATCTTCTTATAGACTCTATAGAATTCCAAGATGTTACTCAGAGAGAGAATGCTGCTATAGGAGCAGGACATGGAGTACAGACTAGCGGAATACCTTTACGCCCCTTTGTTAAAGAGGATAAACTTTACCTAGATAAAGACCAACTTAGAGATATTTTAAAGTTCTATAATGGATTAGCAGGACTAGGGACTGGGGTATACGCTACTAGCTTAGCCTCTAGAGACGCTACACTTACCTCAGGTACTTTAGAGGTTAGCGGAGGAAGTAGATTGAATTACAGAACTGCTCCTGATTGGACTGCTGGGTATGTAAAACAACCAAGTTACAATAATTATGAGAGCTTGGAGTTTGATAACTAATGAGAGGTGAAGTAGAAATTTGGAGAGGAGATACTTTAGTATCAAGAGAACCTAACATGCTTGTTGATGGTGCTGGTGAGCTATTGGCTGACATTATGACAGTCTCTCCTTCCTTATCTGGTATTACAGATACAGCTACCTCCTCTATATTAGATTCCTCTAACTACACTATCCAAGCTATTTCCTTCGGTACAGGTAAGGATGCCTTCTTATCTAATGCTCATGCATTAGACCAATATAAAGAAAACTACTTAGTTGATGAAGCTATCCCTTCCGTTACAGTCACGGCAGCAAACGCTCTACCTTCCATTGTTTGGTTATCCAGTATTGATGATTTAAGCGGGAATAATAATATTGTAGAGGGAAAATCTTATCATCCTGTGGTTGGGTTGCCTGTTCCTCCTGATCCTATGCTAACAGTTCTAGAAGAAGACACTTCTATCTCTTCTGTAGTAGGAGGAACGGCAGTAAGTTCCATATTTCCAGGCAACGGACAGTTAACTAATTTCATGCCTTCTGCTATATTAAGTGCTTTGATGGAGCCTACTGTTTTTTCAAGTACTACCTCTGCTGTTGCTGTAGGTATACTTATGGGGGCTTTTCCTGATGGAAGTAGTGGTTTGTTTGGAAATACAAACAGGCATTTTGTGTTTGTAGACGGCAACCCAACTGCTTTGTATTCTCCCCAATTTCGGGCTGGGGTGTTTAATGAAGTAAGCTCTATGGATGTCTCTGGGTTTGTAAATATGATAATGTCTAGTGTCCCAGACGCCTCTTACTCTATGTCTAGCACTTATAGTGGGCTCTGTATGTCGGCTAACTCTACTTTCGCTACTGATGGTATTGTGGAGTACAGTGTTACTTTGGCAGCAGGAGATGTAGGCTACGCTAATGCTTTTGGGGGAATATATCATTTAGGTCTTTGGGCTATTAATATTAAGCAATCTCTTCTAAACGGAAATACTCCACCCTTCTCGTTTAGTGTACTAAATAATCCTAGGAAATACAAACTTTTTGCCCGCAAAGGCTTATCCAAGAATCTATGTTACATAAATGATAATGGATCCATCTCAGGACAAAGACAATACACAGACTTAACAATTAAGTGGAGACTGCACTTCCTATGAAAAACTTTACAGAAGAATTGGGTATTAACGGACACCTAACCATCTCTAAGCGATATACAGATGGTCAGGAAGAAGTTGTATTCGATGACCACAACATAATTGTTTCAGGTATGGGTGTAGGCCTAACCTATATGTTTACAGGCTCAGGATCAAACTCTGTCCTAGACTACCAGATTGATAGGTTTCAAGTAGGCGTATCTGGTCCTCCCACAGGAGGGGCTACTAGTGCTATTTATGAGCTTTCTGGGTCTTTAACGTCTGTTGATGAATGGGGTGCTGGTAGTAACCTTTTCATTGATGTGAAAGATCAGTTAACAAATACTACCTTAACAGAGACTTATGCCGCTCTTATTCCTGCAAGTAAACGTACAAAGATAGGAGAAGCTTCTGTTAGATACACTTTGGTTGTAGATGAAGAAGCCTGTAATGGTTTAGAGAGAGACTCTCTTGATGCTAATATAAACGAGGTAGGATTGCTTATGAAGAATCCTACTGGAAATGCTGACGATAGGCCCATCCTAGTAGCATATAGAACCTTCTCTAATATCTACAAAACGAGCGACTTCAGCTTAATATTTAGGTGGACAATTAACTTCTAATGCCTTTTAACCAACACGATCACTACTCCACTAGCGGAAGCGTACAGCTATGGAACGCCTGGACACCATACGTTAGTAAACACGACACTTCCAGTTTCTATAACTGGGAGCAGGATAACCTTCCCCTATATGACCTAGAGGAAAGAACCTACGAGCTATGGGAGCAGGCAGGATACCCTACATCAGCAGTCCCAGGACTAGCTCTTACGGTATCTGCTGATACTCCAGCAGCAACGTTGTTGGCAGACAATACTATATTTACAGACCTTAGCTCTTGCATCGCATCCATCCCAAAGGTGGTTAGATTTCCCGTACTTGTAGAAGTAGGAAATTTTGGAGATCTAGGAAAGTTAGAGCTACATAATTTCCGAATCGAAGAGAGTGGGTCCATAGAGATTGTAAATCGTAACTTCGGCAGATCTATTAACCTATCCTCGGTGGCTAAAACCACCGTTTCTCCAGCATTAAACTCTTCTCATAATATTGTAAACCAACTAAGCTCTTTGGACCTAAGTAATGCTTTGACGGATACTTCTTGTGTTCACATTTCAACAAACGTATTGAGTGGTGGAGGGGATATCAGAGCGGCTAATAATTCTAATATTGCTATTTACCCTAAGCACATTCTAAGATCCGCTCCTCTTTCTGTTGGATTAGGGCAGACAATTATCCCAGCGGGAACAGCCGATAGGTTTGATTTTAGTCCTTATGAGGTTGCCGCAGATGCTCTTGATGCTTCCTTGCCCTCTCTAGACATTAGTGCTGTTAACCAAGCAGACGGTGATGCTCAAGTAACCAGAGATGATATTGCTGCTGACGAGAATATTGGAGGTAGCATTTACTTTAATAAATGCTCCAAGATTAGTGTTAAGAACTGCGATGGGCCAATCTTTGTTAGAAACTTCTTTGTTGATGGAGCTACTACGGGGAAGATAGCAGTCGAAATAACTAACTCTGATGTGCTACTAGAAAACTGCACAGCTACTAGAGCACAGGAAGCTGGGTTCAAGTTTAATAACTCTAAGATCGTTCTTTCTAGATTCGCAGCAGCATATAGAAACTACAATCTACTTACTACCACTACAAGAGAGGCAGAAAAGGGATACGGATTCCACGCTGTCAATAGTGAAGTAACTGTTAGCTCCCTTCCTGTAGCAATAGGAAGTACTGCTGTAGGGGATAACGGCGCATCAGGTGTAGACTGTGCTATTATTGCTTCTAGAAACTACGCAGGCTTCGTCCTAGACAACTCAAAGCTTACTGGTGGAATAAGAAGAACTCTTCCAACAGTTTCTTTAGAGGGAAGTATTATTAGTTCAGAACTAAATACTGGTTTCGGATTCTTACTTACTAACTCTCAAATAAAAGCCAAAGGGCTTTTAGATGTCTACGGAAACAGTGTTGGTATTCAGGCTGACAACTCTAAGGTAGTATTCGAGAACTTGTGTGCGGACGCTCATTCTAACGAAGCAATCAAGGCTAGGAACTCCTTGTTCATTTTTGATTCCCCAGCCTCTCCACAATCTGCTGGACAAAGCGACCGTAAACAGTTAGATATGTCCGCTAACGGGCAGCATATAAACCTACTCAGCAACAGTACCTTTACTGTTGAGAGAAAGAATAATATGCCTACTACTTATGGAAACTGTAAGTTCCAAACAGCCCATGGAGTAATTAAGTGGGGAGGAGTAAACAAGTTCTCTCTCCCAGCAATTTCGGTAGATGATGGTTCTAATCTAGATCTTATTCATGCTGACCTTAGGCTTGATGGACTTGATGAATCAGTTGTTGGGGTTCCTTGCTACGGTCGAGGAATTAGAGCTACTAATAATTCTAAAGTAAGCCTGTTTGGTACAGGGTCTGGCTGCACCTTTGTCTTCGGTCCTGCTGGTCTTACTTACCAACAAAAGATGGCAGGCCTATATGCTAACAACTCCTCTGAGATCAACTTACACGGCCCCACAGCTATTGGTCACTTCGGGGTTGATGTTTTAGCTGAGAATAATTCTACAATCAATATTGAACCTGCTCGCACTAGGGACTCCTTTGGTCTTGAGGTTAGTGCTTTTGACCTAAGCTCAGGAGGTAACCATACTTCGGTAGAGCTTCATTCAACAAGAGCTTGCCTAGTTGTTAATAAAAACTCTGTCCTTAACTTGGCTGATTTAGGATCATATGGTGCCAATTGGCCTAGGGCTGCTGTTGGTGTAGCTGCACTAGGACTTGGGGTTGATTATCCCACAAGTGTTTTCGATACAAGTACCTATACTGCTTCTGGTTCCCTTCAATTCTATCCTAACCCACAAGACGATACCGCAATAGGGGACCTAGACTTGGATAATATCACAGGAGCAATCACTATCCCTACGATCCCAGTATTCACAAGTCTTGTTGGAATTAACAGGTTCTTTAAAACATCTCAGATTATTGATACCGCAGGATCAGATGATCTAGGTAGTATTACTCAAGGGGGAACTTGTGTACGAGCAACCCAAGGCAGTGTGGTTAATGTTAGAGACGTTCACTTCCCTGCTGCAACAAACCTAAGTCCTCTTGATGGTTTTTATTATAATGCTAGCGGTAGTCAGTGTGACAGGTTTGGTATCTGGAACATAGCGGATACCTCTAGGCTAAACGCTTCTTACTTGTCCGTAAGCGGTATGCACCCAGGGGACACGCAATGGCACGGGCCTAGTGCTATTTGGCTTTCTGCTACGGACGCTATAGCTCATGGAGCACCTTCAGGAACCCCTGATACGGGATCACTAAGCGTTTTAGATGCTTTTGGAGCGGGAAGTTCTGTATGGCTTCCACCATCAGGTGTTGCTTTCAACTCTCCTTTTGGAAGATCTTATCCATTAGAGGCGGGTGCCTCTAATGCTAAGAAAGTTTTGCTATCTCAAGCTGGTATTCATGTAAGTGGAAACACTACTTATAAGTGGGGAGCCACAGAACATACTAGCGAGAACCAGGGAATATTTAGAATTTACTGGACGCCTAAAGCAAGTGCTAAGGTACTACAAAGTGACTTGAGTGGGTATAATCATGGGGCATGGCCGCACACTGGAAACTTTAGTGGAGTAGTAGGACCTGCATATCAAATCTTTGCTCAAGGATACAATTGCTCAGCACCTCTTTCCGCTATTATCCCAACTAGTCCTGCGGGAGAAATAAATGCAAGTGCTGCTTATCCTGATCTTCTAAAGTTAGTTGATTCTAATAGTGACGGTATTCTTGATACCTTAGATACTTATGGGTTCTACTACTGCTCAGAGATGCTTGAGGAGAATCCAACACAATGTATGTTAGAGGAATCAGCAGGAGATACTTTTGCGAATGCGAAGAATGCTAGTGTGGGTATGGCGGGCAGACCTAAAAAGGTAACTCTTTATAGGGCTAAATCAGATGCTAACAGAGACGCAGAGGCATATCCAGGGGACACTTCCGGTTCTGTTGGCTTTAAATCTGCTTCAATTTTCGATCTTTCGAGGGATAACTAATGGCTGAACGGACTTATCAAGATAGCAATTACAGGTTTACTGATCCTCCAAGGTTCTTTAAGGCTAACGACCCTTACTACTTTGAGGTAGATAACATTCCTCTTAAGCAGCTACAAGAGAACTGCTTGTGGCTTCGTGACCAAGTTCGTAAGGATACTAATACTCTTCTAGGTGTTAAAAGAAGTGACCTTGACGAATTACGCCCCTTTGCTTCTGGAGGAGATAGAGTACTCCGTGTAAAGCCAGGACGCTTCACTGCTAGGATAAACGATGCGGCTACTAAAGCTCCCCTAGCATACCTTCGTAAAGTTATGGGAGAAGCAGTAGGAGATGTAGATGCTTGGTCTACAGCCCTTCCCAACCCAGGAAACTTTGAGGATGGAAAGAACGCTATCCTACAGGCTGCTTTAGATACTTTTCAAACTCATGCGGCTGAATCCGCTATGGGTATGAACGGCTTAGCGGAACGAGCTTTCACTTGGCCTGTCCTAAACTCAGACACTCCTATCAATTTTACTGGAGTTAAGTTAGAAGAGGGGGTACTCAGCTATGCAGGGAACGACCTTATTAACATAAACTACCCTGGGGTAGGAGTACCGTACTCCCCTATGGTAATTTCCCAAGCCCTTCTTTGGGCTAAGTCTCAAGACTCAGCAGTAGACTCCTATATCCTTCCTAGCTTTGAAACTACAAACACTAACAATGGTTGGGCTAAGTTCCCAAGAACAGAGAATTACTTTATTAAGCGTTGGCGTGGTGTTTCCAGATTAGCAATTGTAGATGTAGATGATGAAATTACTATTGAAGTTCCTCAGTTTGATGCTGACGATTTTGCTTACACTAATTCCGCTGGCACTACTACTCCTGTTACTGGCGTAGAGAGTCGTATTGATTTAGTATTCATTTACAGTAAGCCTATTGATGCTAGTGCTACTACTATTCTTAAGCCAACAGGCAAAGAGGTAATCACCAAGCCCGCTTTGGGTATTGTAAGAGGAGCAGGAATCAAGACAAACTTCCAAGAAACCTCAGACTTTACCAAAGACTACATAAAAAACCTCAATGATGACCATGGCATTGCTGCTCACCCAGGAGATCAGATGAACACATCCATGGGTTTTCTTTCCACTTCTGCTAATGATATAGCAGAAACGGTAAAAGGAAGTTTCCCTGCTCCTGATGATATTCTTAACCTAGCTCCACTAATCTCAGAGAAGCTAGAGGATGATGCATACGAGCTTGTCGGACAGTCTATTCTTCCAGTAGCTTATGTGTGGGTACAGAGTGGTTCCCAGGTAGTCCTAAGCACAGATGTTATTGATATCAGACCTTTATTCCGTACTGCCGAATTGGCATACAACGAGAGAGCAGGTATCGGTGCAGCCTTCCCACAGCTATCCCTAGCTAACCCAGCAGTAGGCAAGGGTCAGATGGATTACGAGATCAAGAGAGCTTACGATGAGCTTGCTGGTCGTATTACTGTTCTTGATGGTGTTACATCGCAAGATGGTATTAACCAACTGGCTATGGGCTATGTCTTCGGAGGTTGGAACTTCGGCCCAGAAGGAGCTATGTATGATTTCTACCAAGCATCCTTTGCAGATGATGGTAGTACTGATACTAATGCCGATGCGTATATCAAGCAGCACATTCGATCTAAGTATGGTATTGGCAGCGCAGGAGCTTCCATCAATGTTCCAACCTACCCAGACTGGGATTTAGCTCAGTGGTGTATTCAGCAGGATATTGATTCGAAAGGGCTTTATCCTAATGATTACATCAATACCTTTATCTCCGCTCAAACAACAGTTGGAAGCGATCCTAGCATTGTAGGAGGAAGCTATAACCAATTAGTTAATACTGACGGAACTACTACGGGTGGGGGTGATCCTACTAGGCTTCAGAACTTTACTAATGTAAATATTGATAAGTACCTAACAGGAAGTCCTCTTGGAATGATAAACTTCCACTATGTATCTAAGAAGATTAAATTTGATAGGACCACACACCCAGACCTAGCTGACTACAAAGTAGATGTTAGTTTGGTTAACTGTATAGGAGGTACTCTAGCAGGTTCTCATGGTCATCACTCAGAACTAGATACAGGAAGCTATGCTGGTCACTGGGTAGAGAAGGGATTTGATGAGTTTACTATCTACGTTGCGTTTGTAGCAAATGATAATAATAATGTTCTTGGGAATGCAGTGCCTTTCCCAGCACCTCACTCAGTAACGAATGTTCCTGGCAAAGTATCTACTGCTGCAAACCCTCTAACCGTATCGCAGAGGGATGGAGAAAGATTTAGTGGCTTTGTCGTTCCTGTAGGAGATATCCTCTACTCTAACACAGAGCCTATTGCCGCAGGAAACGGTAGGGGGTATGTTGGTAACCCTCGTATGGCAAAATGTACATACCCAACCGTTATGTGGTCCCTCACAGGAATCTATCTTTCAGATGCTCCTTACCTCTACGGTAACCTAAACGGTACTAACCCAACTATCACGCTTAAGAATTAAATGGCCGAGAATCCCACATTCGGTTGCGGGACTTTTCTCCCTGGATTTGGTCCCGGCAACTTTCCTGAATTTGATGGCGGGGGAACTATTGATAGCGGAGGAGGTGATCCTGGGCCTGGGCCTAGTATACCTCCTTTAGAGCCATCTCCCCCTGAAGTACCCACAGGACCAGTGCAGCCTGGACCTAGCACTCCTGGTCCTGTGCCCCCTCCAGGCAATCCCCCACCACCCGCAGTAGTCCCAGGCACAGGAGGAGGACCCGCAGGACAGCCAGGAGGAGGTCCTCAGGCCCCTAGACCAACTTCCCCTGGCCCACCTTCCCCAGCAGCCCCAGGTGGGGGAGGAGGAGGCGGAGGCGGCGGAACCCTAGTAACATACTGGAAGTGCTCAGGCTTCCCTGATTATAAGTGTACTTCTTTTACACAAGATATAACCGTTCCCCCTGGAGGGGGTGCTTATAGGACCCAGGCAGACTGTGAAAATAACTGTAATAGGCCCCCCCCAGAAAGCCCAAACGATGATATCCCAGGACCAGCCCCAGGAGGAGGAGGTGGAGGAATTCCCGTTGGACCTCAAAACCCCTTCCCTGGAGGAGGTACCGTAACCCCTGGGGGTGGAGACGTTTTCGGTGGGAACGTAGGAACGTTTGAAGATAACCTAGCCCCAAATCCAGGGGAAGGCTTACTTGATCCAGGCGACAATGATTTAGGAGGTAATGTAGGAACTCTAGCAGATACTTTAACTCCTAGTATAGGAGGAGGTTTAATTGAACCTTCTACTCCTCCTATAGGAAATGGGAACGTAGGTACGAATGTAGATTCTTTAGTTAATGCAGCAATGGAAACAGGAGAAATTGATCTAAACGATCCTACTATCATAGGAACTTTATTAGAAGAAAATCCTATGGGACTAGAGGATGCAGACCTTGCCTTTGATTTAACTCCTCCTGCTCCTACCATAGCTAGGAATACTTCCAGACACACTGAGCTATTTAACAAGGAGATTGACAGTAATATAGAGTATGTTTTGTCTAACCAAGATAATACAGGAAATTGGAATAGTAACTACACAGCAGGGGTAACCCCTGATTCCTTGTACAGAAGCTTGAAGCCAGAAGTAAGGACTCTCCTAGAGGAGATAAGAAACTACGACGGTACTCCTTTAAATAAGAATCAAATATTCTCTATGATTGGTTCTAGAGTTTTGGATGGAACTTTAGATGCTATTCCTCTACGCCTACTTAGAACCTTAGCAGAAGACAGTAAGAGTAGGGAACCAGTTCTTATTAAACGAAGTGTGCATGATAAGGTTAACGAAATTGCAGCAGTGTCTTTAATTGAGCGGGATATGTTCAGCTTAGATGTCTCCAACGCTAAGGGTAACATGCAGAATATTCTTCCTAACTGGAAGACTCTAGCCTCTGACACAGACAAGAGGATTGATTGTAAGATTGACGGAGAGATACGACAGTTCTACCTTAACGATGATGATACTTTCATTGAGAGAAGTTCCCTTTCTATTCACGACGGAGATTGTTTCAAGGTGAAGAGAGGGGATAAGACTTACGATCTTTTTGTTAAGTCTGAGAAGGATCACGCATTCCTAATCCCAGAGAGGACAAGGCAAAAAGCTATCAACCTCCTAGGGGGGGACTCAGGGAGAACACTGGAGGTTAGCGCAAGTATCCTATCGAACATAGAGTTCAACTACTCTTTAACTGCTACCAGACAACCGTACTACATGCTTAGTTGTGTACTAAGCTCTATTACAACCAAACCAAGCCCTACTGGATCCTTCTTACTTAAAGATACTACGGCAAGATACGAGCTTGCAGACACCGTTACTGATGCTGGTCTTGCAGAAGTGAACGCTTATATAAAATACAAAGCAAATAACAGGGTATTCCTCTTGGATGATGAGGATATTATTCTGGATTATATAGAGGATACCTCCTCTCTTACTATGAAGCAGACAGACATTCTGTTTGATTCCCCTAAGGTAAACAAAACAATACCTCTCCTAACTAGGCAAATCCCTTGGTACATAATAGTATATCCCACTAACAGAAGCGATCTAAACGTCTTCAATAGTAAGTCTCAGATCGTGTCTATGGAGACTTCTGGCACAGTGATCAGACAGCTAAGGTGTAGGACTAGTATAGTTCCAAACCTAAATAAAGAACAAACAAACAAATTTGTACGTTTGCAAACCAATGGAAGGGATGGAACAGACGTTTGGGGGAACCCTAATACCCAAGCTAGGATTACTCAAATCACCCCTGGGGATAAGATATTCACTACAGGATATAGGGAAGGTAATGATTTAGTCTCAGCCTCCACCTTTACCCCAGCTAGAAAGAAGACAGGCTTACGGTTGTTGAAAGAGATTATCACTGAGATGGATGATAACTACCTCCTAGGTTTTAACGGTATTGGAAAATCAGTTACAGAGCATGATGTGTTTAGTAGGTTATACTTTCATCAGTTCAATAGACTACTTGGTTTAGAGAATTTCCCCCTCATAAGGGACTCTATTAGAAATGGTATTTTTAGCGATGTAAAGGTGGTACCTCCTATTAAAAGTGCAGACAAAAGGATCAACTTCTTCAAGTCTCTACTAGTGCAGAGAAAGGCTAAAGCTGCTGCAACAACTGACACCTTCCAACCCATCAAGTCCCTCAACACAGGAGAGCAGGTTGTGCCTCCAACGACCACAGAACCCCCAACAAAGCGTTCTACTCCACGCTAGGTCATTTTTCAAAATAAAACTAGAGATTATATGCAACTAAGCTAAATATGTGTAGAGATGAAAATCTTAACCAAAATTGGATAATACAATGGATCACATTAAATTAACGGACGAGCTTCGCAACCAGCTACTAGAATCAGCAGCATGGGGCAAAGTAGGCATCACTCCAGTAGAGCGAGTTGATGAGGCTACCTCGGAGGTAGTTGAGAAAGAAGAAGAAGCTCCAGCCGTAGAGGCTGAAGAAGATACTATCGAGGAAGCACACGTATGCCCTCTTTGCACTTCTGAGCTTTCAGAGGCTATCGAAGAAGATCGTATTCTAGAGCACCTTGAAGTAGTTGTCGGTCTTGTAGATCGTCTCTCTCAGCTTGATGAGAGCGAAGAGGATGTTGATGCTGTCATAGACGCAACTATTAAAGAAATCCTTCTTCAAGATGTAACTGAAGAAGAGTAATGGATAGCATAGGCGATTTCGCAGAGAAGCTAATTCTTGAGAGTGTTGCCGATGTTAAGCAAGGGAAAGCTCTACCCCCTAATTCAAAGGGATCTGGGTTAGCTCCTGCTGGCATTGATATCTCCGAGACTAGGGTTCCTGATTCTTTTATGAAGTCTCTTCTAGGGGAGAGCTTCCACTCACAGGAAGAGCCAGCAGATGAAGCTATGCCAGAAGTAGTCTGGACGGATGATAAGCTGGAAGAGAAGCCTTCTTTAGAAACTCTAACAGAGAGTACAGCCCAACAGCTTGTACCTTTGCTAGAGGAAGTACGGAATCTCCTTAAAGAGATGACGGCAGCTACTACTGGCACAGGGCACATTGGATGTAACCTAGCTGGTCCTGAGCAATCTAACCCCTCACCAGAGGCTACTTATAAGAAACCTAAAAATAGCAAAAAAGAAAAGCGAAAAGATTCTATTAGAGCTAGACTTGTTTCAAGACGCAAATGAAATTTACTGACCTACTAACCACACTTTCCGAAGGCAAAGAAGAGCCTAAGGAAAAGAAGAAAGCATTCAAAGGAAGAGTTAAGACTTACGATAGTATTAAGTCTGCTCTCTCTGATGGGGCTTATGGTAGTATGTTTACAACTAAAGCTGCTGGTAGGATATACGTTGTATCTAAAGGTAAGTGGGGCAAGAAGAGTGGTAGAGGAAAGATCGCTAAAGGCTTCACGCCTGGAAGTGCTACCCCCTCCGCTAAGTTTCCTAGCGTTAAGAAGCACGCTGCACGTACTCTCCTAAGGTACGGCAAAGGCTCAGACAAGTTAGCTCAGAAGTACGGTAGTAGATCCATCAAGAAGGAACGCGGTATTGGTGGCAAGGACGGAAGAGAAGATAAGAAGGATAAATAATATGCAATTACTCCAAGATGTTTTTATAATTGAGAACCTACAGATTATTTCTGAAAGTAAAGGTAAAGGCCCAACTAAGATTAAGGGCGTCTTTGGTCGTTGTAATGAGAAGAACAACAACGGTAGAATCTACCCACGTAATGTTCTAGAAGGACAGCTAAAGCAGGTTCAGCCTTTGATTGCAGAGCGCAGACTGTGCGGAGAACTCGACCACCCCCAGAACGACACTGTAAAGCTCTCTAACGCTTCCCACCTAATCACAACTTTAGACCTAGTAGGCAACGATTATATTGGAGAAGCAGAACTCCTGAACACTCCTGCTGGTCTTACAGCTAAAGCTCTTGTAGAAGGTGGAGTTAAGATTGGTATTTCAAGCAGAGGCATGGGAACTCTTTCAGAAGATTCTGAAGGAAACAAGATCGTCAACGAAGACTACAAGCTAGTTACCTTCGACCTAGTTGCAGATCCATCAACTAGAGGAGCTTTCCCAGGCATGTGTGAGTCTACAGAAAACCAGTTTGTTAGAGAGTCTCAGAGCAAGCTTAAGAAAGAGGGTAACCTAGTTACCATGCTACAGTCTAAACTTCGTGAAGCATATCAGCCTTGGATTGAGGAGGTTAAGAAGCCTGAGAAGCCTGAGAAGCCTGAGAAGCCTGAGAAGCCTGAGAAGCCTGAGAAGCCTAAGAAGCCTGAGAAGAAGAAGAAGAAGAGGCCCTCGAATCAAATGATGCGCTATGTTCAAGATTCTTATATCCCAATAGCACATGCTCTTGCTTCTATTCTTAGAGAAGATATTAGTAGTGAGTTAGATTCCCAAAAAAAGGATAAAGAAAATAGGGACCTTGCTAAAGAACTAATATCTAGGCAACCTAGTGGTAGCGGCAAAAGTGGTCCTGGCTTTAGGGATCGTTTGAGGATAAAAGCAGGTAAAAGGGCAGAAGCTGTGGGCGATGTTCAGGCATCTCGAATCAGAGCAAGGGGCGAAGCTGGAGGCGATGTAGGTTTAAGAGCTAAACTTGGCGCTGGAGGCCCAGGGTCAGCAGACTATTCCGATAAGAGTAAGGCTATGCTCCAAAAGAAGGCTGATGCCCTTAAACCTAAAGACTCTAAAAGGACAGTAGCGGGTAGAAAACCAGGCGAAACTAGAACCGTAGAGCTTCAGGCCGATAGGAATAAATTAGCCAAACAGCTTAAAGCAAGACTGACTAAGGCAAGAAAAAATAACCCAAACGACGATAAAGCTAAAAGGAAAAAATACATAGGGGGAGCTAGAGGAGCCGCAACCCAAAGTAAAGATAGATTTAAGAAAGAACACGGGACTCACGAGGCTGTTGCCTACAAGAGAATTGGTAACATAATCGCTGAGATGCTTAATGTAAAGTAAGCCTTAGTTTAAACATACATTTTTTAAATAAAAATAAAAATTTATTCTGAGGGTTATAGATATTGTAACCTAGGAGACGTATACGTATGGATAATTTAAAGGATATTGCAAATATTCTTCCCGAAGGACTTGATGAATCCACTGTCGAAACTATTTTCGAACTGGTGGATTCTACTATTAATGAACAAGTCTCTGAGAAGATCGGTCTTTTGGAGGCTAAGGTTAATGCCTATTTACGCACCAAGGTTGACCAACTAAAAGAACAAGCTTTAACAGAGCTATCAGAAGAGAACGAGGTTTTTAGGAACGCTCGTCTTTTTGAATCAGTCCGAACTCTGATGACCTTAGAGCTTACTGGTGCAGATGAAGACTCTGCTGTTTCTGAGATCGCTACCTCTCATGGAGAACTCCAAGAAGAGTTCGATACTATCTCTGAGCAAGTAGGCTTACTAGCTATAGAGAATGAAAAACTACAAAGCACAATTAAAGTTCTAAGTAGCAAAGCTTCTATTCAAGAAGAAACTACTAAGGAACTAGAAGATCAAAAAGAGCAGCTTATTGAAGAAGTTGCTAATTTGGAAGCTGTTAATGAGGAGAAATTTGTCTCCTCAGAACAAGCACTAGTTATCTCTCTAGCAGATAAAGAGATAAACGAGGAACAAGCTCCCTTTCAGAATGAGTTCCTTAACAATGAGGTCATGAGATTCATGCCCTCCTCCCAGAATTAATCTTTAAGGATTTATTATTATGGAATTTATGCATCAAACAGATGAAAAATTAGTCCAGAGGTGGGAGCCTGTCCTTGAGGGCATCGACAATGACTATGTTCGGCGCGTAACAGCGCAATTGCTTGAGAACCAAGCAAAATCCATTGTTGAAGAGAAATCAAGAAACCTTGATGAAGCTATCTCCGCTGCTGCCACCACAACTGGTCAGCTTGGTACCTTCCAAAAGTTTGCTTTCCCTCTCGTTCGTCGGGTTTACCCAAAACTTCTAGCCCACTCCCTTTGCGGAGTGCAGCCTATGCAGGGTCCTGTCTCACAGGTCTTCTACCTAGGTAACTCTAGAGCCAGAAATGGTGGTGCTGGTACTGGTGATATCCAAGCTGTTTACAGTAAGTTCAACCTTACCTACCAAGGTAATGTTGCACAGCGTGTTGGTTCATTGGAGACTGGTCTTGCTGCTGGTGTTGGGGGATCACTTACTACTGCGGGCGGAGGCCAGTTCGGAACTTCTGGTCCTGGTCTTGACGGTGATGATGCCCAGAGTGGCTTCGACCTCTCCAATGTCTTGGCTGGTTCAGGTACTTCAATTCAAGGTGCAGGTGCTGGTTCTGGTACCATGGGTGGTCAAATTGGTGCATGGCCCAACACAAGTTCAGTAATGGGTTATCAGCTTTCGGCTGGTGAGCGTCTAACAGGAACGGGCATCCCAGAGATGACCTTCCATATCGAGCAAGAGGCAGTTGTTGCCAACACTCGTAAGATGCGTGCTCTTTGGACTCTTGAGGCTTCTCAAGATCTTAAAGCATACCATAACCTTGATCTTGAGCGCGAACTTACTGATCTTCTTTCGAAGGAACTTCAACTTGAGATCGACCGTGAACTCATTGAAGATCTTCGCATGATTGGTTATGGTTTCCGTGGACGAAACATGGGTGGAGTTAATCAAAACCTTATGGACAGTAGCTACATTAACATGGGTGGTAGCCCAGGTATCGTTGATTCTGCTAGCGCAGGAACCTTTATCCCAGCACAGTTTACTTATGATTTTAATGGTGCTCAAGGCACAGGAACTTCGACTGAGATGCCAGGAGATGGTTCTGGTGTAGGCTCTAACGTCTTTGTTATTGATTTTGGAATGGAGGACGGTTTGGCTCCTCGTCACGTTGGCGAGGTATACGCTAACCTACTTGCCTTGATTAACCTTGCTTCGCAAGATATCTACCGCACAACTATGCGCGGTCCAGGCAACTGGCTACTAACTTCTCCTCTTATGGCTTCTCTTCTTGAGAGTGCTACTAAGCTTGAAGGTGGTATTCAGAGTGGAGATGGTCCTACCAACTTCGGTAAGAACTCCATTGAATACAAAGGTAAGTTTATGGGTCGTTATGACCTCTACGTAGATCCAATGTACCCACAAGATGAAATTCTTATGGGTTATAAAGGTTCCAACGCTATGGATTCTGGGTTCATTTATGCACCCTACATCCCACTACAGCAGTTGCCAACCATTGTGGATCCAGAGTCCTTCCAACCAAGGAAGGGTATCCTTACTCGTTATGGTAAGGTACAGATTGAGCCATACAGTAGATTCTACAGAGTAATCCGCGTGATTGGCCCAACATCTAACTACCTATTCAGCCCGTTCTCTCGTAACACTACGGTCAGCGGTGTTTCTGTTTCCTAGTAGTTAGTAATTACTTAATACAAGAGGGCTAGAGGTTTTTTTCCTCTAGCCCTCTTTTCAGTCCTATATACTATGGAGCATAATGTATAAGTATAGAAGCAAATGTAGATGGAATATGCTTCTTCATATAGATGAAGAAGTTGTAGAAATAAGACCTTCAGAATTATTTGAATCTAAAAGCTTAGTTAGCTCTAGATACTTAGAGCTTCTTAAGGAACCTAAGGAAAGAAAGCTCAAGGGGAAAGAAAAACTCCCTAACCCCCCTAAAAAAGAGGAACCTACTAATGCCAGGACCAGCAGCCCCTAGAGTTGACCCTATTTTATTAGGGTATGGAGATACCTTTGGAACATATGCGGGTACGCATTTAGGGGACACTGATATCTACAACACAGCAATAGATAGTTCTAAGCTTAATACTAATCTACTTGATAGTGGTGTAGAGTTAAACCCTCTTGAGCAAACTGTTAGAGATTACATTCTCGGCAGGTTAGGACATCCTGTAGTTCGCGTAGAACTAACAGATTTTCAAATTAAGATAGCAATAGATGAGGCTATTTCTAATCTTGATTATCATGCTCCCTTTGGTTGCACACAAGTAGCAACCTTCGCTACCTTAGCAGGAGTAAACGCTTATGTCCTACCAAGACATATCGCCTACAACCTCTCTTATGTGGCCTATAAGAAGTCCTTACTAAGCATTCAGAACATGGCTGGAACACTAGAGTACGATTTCTTTATCAAGTACTTCCAAGACAACTTCCTCTTTAGTAACTTCTCTATCTCAGATTACTACCTTCTCCAAACACATATGGAAACCATGAGGAAAGTCCTAAGCCAGGAGGGGACCTTTGATCTTATTAACGGTAACGTACTTCAAGTGTATCCGACTCCTGTAAGAACTGGTGAGCCTGTTATCGTTATTTATAGGGCTTTAGATTCCTATACAATGCACCCTTATTACAAGAACTGGATCCAACGATATGCTTTAGCTGTTGCTAAAGGTATCCTTGGGGAGATTAGAGGTAAGTATAAATCTCTACCATCCCCAGGAGGTGGTGCTGTTCTGAATGGTCCTGAGCTTACTGCTCAGAGTACCGAAGAGAAAGAAAAGCTCAAAGAAGAGCTTCTACTTGAGATTGAAGAGCCTCCGGCCTTCACACTATTTTAATATTATGAAAACAGAACAAGAAAGAATTGACGAGATTGCCCCTATTATTGCTGGGCTAGCTAAGGTAGGTTCAGTCGCTGCTAGGGGCTTGGCTGTTGCTGGTAGAGGTGCCGTAGGGGCTGCGAAGGCTGGAGGTAGGGGCTTGTCTGCTGCTGGTAAAGGTGCCGTACAAGGATCTAAGGCTGTCGGTAGAGGGGTTAAGAAGAAGGCAACAGATATGGCAATAGATAAGGGAACAGATATGGCAACAGATAAGGTAACAAATATGATTAACAATAAGCGCAATAAGGTCAGCTTGACTACTACTGACGAAGACGAAGTATCAGAAGCTTTTTCCTTTTATCGTAGACTAGGAAAAACTATCTATGAAAATGCTGGTCTACCAACTGGGCCTATAGCTAAACACTATACTGGTGTAAAAAGGAAAAACATTGGAGATGGTAAAGTTAAGAGGGACGTTACTAAGGCAGTTAATAAAATAGAGAAAAGGATACGTACAAAGGTTGGGCCTGGGGCAGATACTCCCAATTTAGTGGCTCAGGCACAGAAGACAAATAGAGCAAGGAATAAGAACAGGAAGGTAGGCCTAGGACCAGAGAATCCAAACGATAGGAAAGCGGATTTCAGGGCCGATAAGGAAAGAAGGGCGGCTCCTGGGGATAGGTAAATGGCAAAGAAGAACTACAAAGCTACGACTAAACCTCCCGAACTTAGAGATATTGACGGGGATGGAGATAGTCTATTAAATCTTTTCGATCAGGAGAATGCTGATATTAATCTATTTAACCTAGTAGATGACGAATTGATTAAGCTTGCTGGTTCTAAGTTTCATTTCTATAAGTACCTTCAATCACAAGAGTACGATCCTGTGTACATGGAGTCTAGGAACAAGCCTATCTCTAATACCCCCATTACAGTACATGGGCACTACGATCCTATCTCCATGAGCGAAGAGCTTACACAGTTCGGTATTGAATTAACTAACGATCAGTTGTTCACGTTCAATAAGAGTTATATTGAAAGGAAGCTAGGTCGCCCAGTAATGCCTGGGGATATACTCAAACCTTTCTTTCAGGATCAGAAGTATGAGATCTTTGAGGTAGTTGAGGATGGCTTTGAGTCTTATGGTGTTTACCACCTAGTATGCTCTGCTAAACTTCTTCGTGATGCTCCTGATACGCAGGATACAAACCTTACTCAGATAAGTGATGACCTTGGTGGTTATACAGGGATAGGAGATAATTAAATGCCAAAACGAAGAGATAAAGAATTTGTAACTATTAGGAAAGATGGAAAGCTAGTTACCGTTCCTGTTGCAGACGCTAATGTAACAACTACTCCTGTTACTGCTAACACAAGAACAGTTCCAGCGGCTAAGGTGGGGGAGGACCCTTTAGCCTATGCTAAAAAATTAAATCTAATTAGGAGAAGGGAAAAGAGAGAGGACGAAATACAGTATGCTGCTCAAAGCTCAGGGGGAATACAGCCTCCCTCAGATTGTTGGAGGAGCCCAGACTCTATAACTGAATCAGTTATGGATCTTATAAGAGAGGCCTCTAATTATCCTTCTCCTCCAAAGAAAACTTGTCCCCCTGGCTTCGTTCTAGATGCAGCATGTGAGGCTGCGGCAAGAGCAGCTTGGATTCTTTGTCTGCTATCAGCGCAAAATGGTTTAGCTGCTGATTTAGATAGTGCTATGTTTAAATACTTTAGTCCTCTTTATATGGAGGCAGGGAGACGACTTACTACCGCACAGGGAATATGTGATAGCACGCACCAGAACCTACACCGAAGGAGGCAATGTTATCTACAAGCATTTGAAATGTATTGTAATATGGATGGGCGTAAAGAAGCAAATGATGAGTTTGAAAACGATCTTATTGGAGCTATGACCGACTTTTATAATAAAATGCTAATCTGTGATAATACTTATAGAAATACTGATTGCTGTGTGGCTACAGATAACTAACCATGCCTTTTGAATATTACATAAGCAACGAGCTAGACACCTCTTCTTTTGAGAGTAGGAACAGGTATTTTCCTACTAGAGAAGGTGATATCAAAAAGAAGATAGCTAAGATGACAAAGGCTAAGCACAATATATCCTTTGTCTACAAGGAATCTTTAAGAGCTATGATCGCATCTTTTAACGATGTAGGTTATATTGATTCCGAAGAGAAGTTCAATGACATAAAATGTATATACGCTAACGCAGAACGTAGTGTAGCCAAGCTCTTCCAAGAGAATAATATCATACTTCCTATCCTCTCAGTATCCCAGACAATATCAGAGGACGATACAGAACGACAGAGATCAGAGAGTATCCTTGTGCATGAGAAGTACTGGGATGAGAGTAAGCATAGAGCTATTAGAGTCCTTAGCTTTGCTCCTAAAGCAGTAAACATTACCTATCAGTTAAATGTATGGTCTAAGTATGCTTCTGATATGGATCAAATAGCAGAACAAGTTAGACTAAAATTTAATCCAGAAATGAATGTACCAACAAGCTTCTCTACCTTAGCAAAAGCATACATAACAAGTGAAGAAGATGCTGGTCAAGTTACAGCTACTGACAAAGAAGATAGGATTTTGAAGAAGACATTTAATATAGTATTCAGAACCTACATTCCTAACCCTAAATTTCTAGTAACTTCTACAGGGGAAATAGAAGAACTTAAGGAAGAATAACTCCAATGGCACAACGTAGAGATCGTTATTATAAGAAAGTTAGAAAAGAAGGTCGTATTGTTACTGTACGAGATACCGGAGTTCCAACTCAAAATATTATTGGAGGAGTAGAAAAGCCAGGACCTACCAACACTGGACCTGGGGCTATTGTTATAGGACATACACCAGTAGAGAAGACTGATATTACTTTTATCTCTCAAGAAAATCACCCCTTATGGAATGGAACACGTATAAAAACAACAGCAGATAATCAAATTATAGAAAATGTTATTGCTACTTCTTATATAGAAATCAGGCATAGTAATTGTACTATAAAGAAGTGTGATCTACGTAGCATATTAATTAAAGGTACGGAAGCTCAAAAAGCCAATAACATATTGATTGAAGATTGTTGGATTGATGCAGCATTTTCTAATTCTCAATGTGTTAATATACCTTCTGCCAATACTTTACACTCCTCCACGGAGATTCGTTTTTGTGAAATGCTTAATCCTATTAGCCAGCATATTATATGTAATGGGGGTGTAGAAGAGGGGACTAGAAATCATTGGCACCATAATAATATGCATGATGCTGGTGCTGATTCTATGCTTAGTCTTATGAGGTCTGAGATAAATAATAACTGGATTCATCACAACGGTCGCGGGATACACTCTCATTGTGATGCACTTCAGATTAGAAATCTAGGTAGGGATGTTAATTTTCACCATAACTTTTGTGATATGCCCCATCCTAATCACCCTGGCACGCATACTCCTGCGGTAGATCCACTATCAGTCCCTAAGGGAGGTGTTACAGGAAATTTACAAACTCCGAATCTAGCTCCTATGGGATCTATACAAGGAGGCAGTTATCCATGGGCTGTTAATGGTAATGTAACAGGGGAAACCGTAATGCTTAATGGATCACCTGTGCTTGCGGGGGCTGGTAGGTGGACGCAATCTTTAGAAGGGTTTGGGCCAAACCCCCCTCCAAAAAACCCAAGCGACCCAAATCCTGTTTGGCCTAATGATTATAACAATCTTGGACCCGAAGCTCCTTATGATACCTTAGCTGCAATAGCAGGAGCCGCTACACATACTGCTCCTTACACTTTAGGAGGTAGCTGGATTTATAAATCTAATGCTGCTGTAATTATTCAATCTAGTAATGATACCCACGGAATAGATGGAGGACCTGAAGGTCTTCGTATTGATAACAATTGGATGAACGGTGGTAATAATATTGTATACGTTGAAAGAAAGAATGCCTCTTATCCTTTCCCTCAAAATTGTTTTGTTAGAGATAATATATTTGGTGATTTATATGCGTTTGGTCCTATCTCTCTTGACCAAGGAGGAGCTAATCCTACTGTAGTTACAGGAAATAGGTGGTGCGGTATAGAAGATACAGATATGTATGCTACTGTATTCGACGATGAGCACTATCCCCCGGAAAGAAGTATTATTAATGGATTTACCTCTCCTCCTTCCTCACCTTTGTTTGGAGAGCTTTGTTTTTTTAACGGAGCAGGAACTGCTCCCCCCACAGGCCCACCAGCAGCACCTACAGGTCTAAATGCAAACCCAGGGGACGAACTTGTAACCCTTACTTGGGACGCTAACTCAGAATCAAACATTGATGGGTATAATGTTTTCCGTTCAGAGTCTCCAAGGGGTAGCTTTGTTTTACAAAACGCTGGTTTAATTACTGGTACTTCTTACTTAGACGATCTTGTAGAAAATGGTACTCAGTACTACTATGTTGTAACTGCTGTAAACGCAGATGCAGAGGAGTCTCCACAGAGTTCTGGAGTTACTGCCACTCCTGCGCCACCTCCTCCACTTGGTCCTCCTTTGGGCCACTGGTCTTTCGAAGAAGGAACAGGTCTTACAACAGTAGACTCAGGGTATGGATTTAATGATGGAACTATAGTAGGTGCGACTTGGGGAGATCCCTCTCCTGAGCAGTCCTCCCTTTGGTCCTTAGTTTTTGATGGAGAAGAGGATCGTGTAGATGTTGGGAATGTAGATGTCCCTGGAAGTGCTTTTACTTTAGCCACTTGGTTTAATGCTGATTCCTTTGGTATTACTGATGCTAGAATAATGTCCAAAGCTGTAGGAGTGCAAGAGCAAGAACATCATTGGATGCTAAGTACTATTACTGAGCAAGGAGAAACTCGCTTACGCTTCCGTCTAAAGACTGGTACTACAACTTCTACTCTTATAGCTTCTCAAGGAGCATTGCAAACTAATACATGGCATCATGCTGTTGCTTTATATGATGGAACAACAATGAAGTTGTTCCTAGATGGACTTGAGGTTGGCAGCACTCCTAAAACAGGGAGCGTTGCAGTTAACGCTGGCATTCCTGTAGCAATAGGAAACCAGCCCCCAGGTGGACCCTCTGACAAATCATTCCATGGGCGTATTGATGATGTTCGTCTGTTTGCTCAAGCTCTTACGCAAGAGCAGATAACAGCTTTAGCCTCAGGCGAAGGAGCACCACCCCCTATAGACCTTACCCCAGGTGCAGGAAATACAGGATGGGCAGGGAGTTTAGTACCAGCTTCTGACTCATATTCTTTTGCTATTAATCAGGATGGTGTACTTGTTATTAATGATGACGCTGTTGCACAGAACTTTAGCAATTATGATCCTGTAACTGGGGAGACTACGGAGGCAACGGTATTTGAAAACTTCTCTCATGACGGTCCAATATGGTGTGCCACTACTATACCTGTAACTCTTAGAAACTTCAGTGTTGTAGGATCAACTGTCTCCCCTACAGACGGACCAGACTATGGTATTATATGCAATGCTCCTCTTGATGGTCTTTCTCCTAATAGATTCTTTGGAGGAGTTACTATTGAGAATGCAGAAATTAAAAACTTTGCAAAAGCAGGGATAATAGGCTATGATTTTAATCTACGATACTGTGAGCTTCATTCTATGGGGCAGGATGGTATTGTAGTAGATGCTAAGACTCCATTAAATAGTATTGGTACTACTATTGAAGCAAACTGGATTCACCACTTAGGTTACAATACAGAAATTTTTAATGCTTTAGAAGTACGAAAAGGAAATGGTATAGATATTAAAGGAAACTTCTTTGATATTCCTCATCATCAAGCCATGGAAGTACTTGGTGAACATGCTGGACCTGGGAATCCTTGGGGAGATGGTGTTGCTTTGCAGATTGGTCTTGGGGGTAATGTCCCCCAGGGAGGTATTAAGGACGTTCTTATTGAAGATAACTGGATCAATGCAGGTATAAGATTTCTTAATATTACAGGCAGAGAACCTGATGATGGTAACTCTGATAATATTCCCAAGAATGTAGTTTTTAAAAATAATAGAATTCTTAGAGGTTACCAAGTTGATACTCCTTTAGGGGTTTCACTTCAAGGCAATCCTACTGTTTCTAACAACGTATGGCTTCATGATAGTATACAAACTGCTGGGATTGTATCTTTTACAGAACCTCTTATTAATCCTGGCTGGTATGTAGACTCCATACCAGCAGCACCTACGGGGCTAACGGTAACTCCTAACGATGGAACTCTTAGTCTTACTTGGACTGATAATACAGATCCTGTATTTTATCTACTTTGGAGATCTTTAATTTCAGGAGGACCTTATGAGCAAGTAGTGCCTCGTTATTTAGGTACTAACTCCTATGTAGATACAGGACTTACTAACGGGGTTACGTACTATTATGTAGTAACTGCTTTTCCTTCTACTATTAGGGATAGCTTTGGATCGTTCCAATCCCCACAAAGTGCTGAAGTAGCGGGCATTCCAAATATTCCTCCTCCAGTAGTAGCACCCACAGGCCTTACAGCAGTCCCAGGGGATGAGTTTGTAAATCTTTATTGGAATGATAATACTGAAAGTAACCTCCTTGGCTACAACGTTTATCAATCTACTAATCAAGGAGGACCTTATACACAGGTAAATGGTTCTATTCTTACTCTTAGTAACTTTTTACACACTGGTCTAACTAACGGGGTTACGTACTATTATGTAGTAACAGCTTTAACGGATTAAATTATGCAAGAATCACCCTACAGTTTAGAAGCTTATGCAACCCCAGAAGAAGCACCACCATTAACTGTTGCTGCTTTCCCAAAACCTAATGGATCTTTGGATCTAATGGGTGTTAAAGTAACAGCAGTAAATCCAGCCATTCAGAGTGTGTGGGCTGTTGGAGGGTATCAAGAATACCCTGGCGGTTGGGTTACGCCTGGAGATTATGTTATAGCTGTCAACCCTCCTGGGATTCATAGTGGTTTCGATGGTCGCCACACAGGAGTTACGAGACAGTTTGCTACGGTTTATTATAGAGTCCACTCACAGACGATGGATTATGTAACTGCTACGTACCCAACTTTTGATCCCACCTTCTCATGGCTTTATACAGATGCGCCTACCTATGGTTCTGTGCAACAAGGTGGGAGTATGCTTCCTAACCAACTAGCTACCGCAACAGTAACTCTTCAAGAAGGTGATTCTCTTCAGGTAGCGTATGGAAATCCTTGGTACGGTTTTGTAAGTATGGATCAGGTTACATATCCAAATAATCCAATTACGCTTGGAAATCCCTATGGTGTTCATTGGAGCAATGGAACTCCTAAGAGTGGAGCTATTACCTCTATAGGTGCTGATGCAGACACTCTACCCGAAGGATTTTTGAATTTAGCTAAAGCTGTAGGCTCAGACGGTACGATTATTAAATGTTCTTCGCAACCTGAATACAGATCAGGGATGTGGGCTAGTACTGATTCTCCTTCTTACAATGTAGCCTTGTGGGAACACTTTAAAAACATAGCCATAGATAAGGTAACAGGATGGGGAGGAACTACTTATGATGGTATCACATCTGTTGCCGCTGCTACTAATCTACCAACTGATTTCCAATGGACCTCAGGTGGATCTGCTTCTAATCAAGCTTTACAGTTGGAAAAGATTGTTCTTTATCGTGCTCACGCAAAACTTGCTAATGGTTTTGGGCTAATTGATCCCAATAATGCTTGGAGTGATGACGATGAGGAAATAACTCAACGCATACTTGAGTTTGCTTTTAATGTTCCTCAGCACTGGGGAATGCATGGTCATGAGAATATGGGCCAAAGGGATTGGCTTGCACACGGTTATGGTAGGTACGCTCCTTATGAGTACGGTGCCCGCATGTCTTTGATAATATCTGCCGCTGCTTTGGGTAAGGATCCTAGCTGGGAACCACTTCATCATATGTTAGCATCTATGGCACAGGCAGTAGACCAAGCTAGCCCACACACTGCTGCTTTCCAATACGCTAACGGACCAGGGACTACATGTACTTATGTTGGAGGTACCCATATCAATGGTGCTCCTTTTTATCATAAATACTTAAGGGATCTTGGATACAGTCTATACCTCCATAACGGAGAACAAGAGGACAATGATAACCCTGGATTTGGTAAGACTTGTGGGACTCCTATACAGCCAGGAGGGAACCCATCGTGGGGAGGTCCTGGCAATACTTATTTTGGGAAGGGTAGTCACAGATTAGCTACTTGGGGTTATTCCATTTGGGCTAGGGCTCTTTTAGGCCTATCTACTACTCCTTCTATTGAAGGAGGTCTTTGGCATGTCGGAAGTGATGGGCCTTTTACTGGTTCCAATACTGATGTGTCTCCTTTTGGATGCTTATGCTCTGATGATGGTGGATCGGCGGGCTTTTCCACGTTTTATCCTCACCTTGAAAATAGAGGAGCTACTGCTTTATGGGCCTTGTTCCCTCGTAATGAGGATCCTTATAACGTAAGGGCTAGCCGCTTTATGAAAAATCACCATAAATCTTGGTTCTTTAAGTACTTCAGAAATCAAGATGGTTTTGAAAATAGTACAAGTACTGCTGGTCGAGGAGAGTTTGATTCTCAGGCTTGGGATGGTTGGATCCCAGCCCCGGAAAATGTACAAGCTACCGATAATGGAAATGGTACAGTTAATCTTACATGGGATGCTGTGGTAGCATCCACAGCTACTACTTCTGAAGCAGCCACTTCTTACAACCTATATCGTTCTATTACAAATCCCACTGTAGTAAATAGCAATTGGAGATCCGCTACTGGTGCCCAAGCAGTTAGTGATTTGATTACTCCTGGGCACCTTCTACCCGCTATTGGTGGTGGGGATGGTCGTAATGATGACCCTGTAAGTTTCGCTAAAGAAATGGTCTTCGTAGGAACAACAACAGATACTTTCATAAACAACGATACACCTCCTGGGGGAGGTACATACTACTATGCAATATCTGCTAACTCTTCTACAGCCGAAGGGGTTCAATCAGAACAAGCAATGGTTAGTATTTAATCAATAATGCCTGATATTAGTGTACAAGGAACCCCTGCTTCGTGTGGGCATCCTCAAACTGGAAGTAGTAGAGTTACTATAGAAGGAAAAGGGGTTAGCCGTGTCGAGAATGACACAGCAGGGGGTTTGATTATTGGTCCTGGCTCTCAGAACGTCTTTGTAGAGGGTATGAAAGTGTCCCTACAGGGGGATGCCATTACCTCGCACGGTAAGAGCCCTCACGCGGCCCCTAGGACCATCGCAGGCCAAACGAGGGTCACAGCGGGTACAGGCTTTGCAGGCGATTCTAACACCACTGGAGAGGCTCCTAAGGCAGACCTACAGGTGACCACCTTTGCTGCTGACAAGCTGCTCTTAGCCGCCTCTGGGCAAGGTCATTACCCTCCTATCAATATGCCCGCAGCACGTTTTCATTGCTGGGAAGGAACAAACCCTATTCAGCTAGCTAATATTAGCTTGGAAAGGCCTGACACTGTACAGTATTCCTACACTGTTAGGAACACAGGGAACGATGCAGCACAGCCTTTTGTAGTAGGCTTTTGGAGATTCCTAAACCCAGAGGATGCTCCTGCTACTGCTGTCCTAACCGTAGCTTCCATACCTTTTAACCCCCCTTCTGAGCTAGTAGCACAGCATGATGTGGCTGGTCTAGCCCCAGGTCAAGAGATATCAGGAGTCTTTGAGTATAATGATTTATACCAAGTAGACCAAGAAGAGTATGTGTTTGGAATCTATGCTGATATCCACAACACCACTACAGAGCCTGATGAGAACAACAGCACCCATACCATTAGGGTTACAATCAATAATGGGTGTGGATAAAAAAGTTTTCAAAAAACACTATTCTCTGTAGTACATATTATAGGAAAGAATTACTTATGAAAGTTGTAAAAAACGATAGTCTCCAATCTATTACCGTATACTTTAACACAGAAAAAGGATGCAAAGAACGTAATATGAAGCCAGGAGAAAGTATTGTAGTTCCTGAACCTTACATCACAGAGCAGATTAAGACCCTTCACCGCAGAAGGCAGTTTAAGATTTCCAACGCATAGGAGTTAAATTATGGTTAATTTTGTTAGTCCCGGTGTTTACGTTATTGAAAAAGATATCTCAGAGTATGCACCCTCTATTAATACGTCTATTGTTGGTATAGTAGGCTTTGCATCCAAAGGTCCTACAAACAAAGCTACTTTAATTACTAGCCAAAACAACCTCGTTTCTACTTTCGGGGAACCTAGCGAAAACCTTACAGGCCAAGGTATTGAGGGTGCTCTAGAAATTCTAGAGCAGACTAACTCTGTTTATTATGTAAGAGCCGCTGATGGTGCTCTTGATGCTTCTGCTACTATGAGTATTGGATCCTGCCCAGCAGTTATTGTTTCTGGTGCTGCTTCAGTGAGCGAAGGACATGGAGTAGCTACTCCTCTTACCTTGCGTATTCAGGTATACAATAATGATGGTATAGCACAATTTACAGATAACTCTAGCCAAGGTAAAGACTTTTCTATCCCTGCGGGTACAGCGGTTAGCCAAGCAGAAGCATTACGTAAGATTATTGGTGGAGGTCTTGATTCTGATAAGGTTGGAGTTTTTTATGACGGAGAAGCAGGAACAGGCGCTACTGCTTTAGGTCTATCTGGAGCAGTAGTCGGGTCTTTTGCTGGCTCAGGGGCATCTATGAGCATGTCAGCTTGTAGTTCAACTACTTTCTCAGCAGTCAATGGCGTGTCTGCTCTTCACGCAGTCTACGCAGGTTCAGGATCTAATAGTTCTTTTGGAGCTTCTGGTGCTATTGCTTCTGCCGTGCGAGTATACGGAAGTACTATTCTTTCTACAGGCACAGACTCTGCTGCTTATGTGATTGAATCTCTCCACCCTGGAGCAGGATATAATGGTGGTACTAAATCAGATGGAAGCACAAGTGGAAACAGTATTACATTAAATTCCTTAGGTTCTAAAAATTGTAATGTGGTTGTTAATCAAAACGGCACAGCAGCGGAAACATTTAAAACAAGCTTTGTTGGATCAGGTAATTTCCTTGAAACTGTAATTAATACAGGGGAAACTAATACTACTTCTGACATTATCAAAGGTAACTTGGTTAAAGATGGTGCTGATGCTACTGCTGCTGAGCTTGCAAGTTTCACAGGACACTTAGGAACTCTACTAGGAGATACTGGATTTTTGACTACTTCTCAGTGGAATATTCCTTCTGTAGATAATACCCTGTCCGTAACTCCTGTATCTAGATCCGTTCTTAACGGACCTATCTTCCTTAAACTACTTCCTGCCGCAGCTACTAGCTTAGCAGGAGGGACTAATGGAGATCCTGGCGGCACTGCTCAGGATACTGCTCTCATCGGTTCTAATGCTGTTGAGCCTAAAACAGGTATGCAAGCTTTAGATGACGATATCCTCAACATCGGTATCGCACTAGTCCCAGGCATCCAGACTCAAAATGTACAGAATAATCTCATTACTTTGGCGGAAACTACACAAAACTTCTTAGCTCTTGTGTCTCCTCCTGTCGCAGTAGGAACTGTTCAAGATGCTATTGATTGGAGTAACGGTAGATCCTCGACTACGGGTGGTTCTAGAACCGCTTCTATTAATAGTTCATATGCAGCTATTCACTGGCCTTGGGTAAAAGTATTCAGCACCTTCGATGGTAAGGACCGCTGGTATGATCCTTCCATCTTTGCTGCTCGTCAGATGGCACTAACTGATGCCGTAGCTGATAGCTGGGCTGCTCCTGCTGGATTCCGAAGAGGTAGACTCACTAAGCCTACCGAGGTAGAAGTCAAACTTAACCAAGGTGATCGTGATAGCCTTTACAGCGGAGGCAATGTGGTTAACCCAATCGTAGCCTTCCCTCAACAAGGTATTACTATCTTCGGACAAAGAACTACTCAACGTTCTGCTTCAGCCCTGGATAGAATCAATATCCGTAGACTAATGATCTACATAAGAAAAATTATCCTAGCTGCAACTCAAAGATTTGTGTTCGAAGCTAACGATGAATTTACTTGGGCACAAATAGAAGGCGTACTTAATCCCTTCCTTGATAACATTCGAAGAAGAAGGGGTATCACTGAGTTCCGTGTAGTTTGTGATGAAACAACTAACACTCCTGTTAGAGTGGATCGAAACGAGCTTTGGACTAAGGTTCTAATCAAGCCTACTAAAACTGCTGAGATGCTCATCTTTGAGGTCAATCTTACAAACCAGAGTGCTCAACTAGGAAACCTATAAGGGTAATATAAATGGCAAAATCATACTACAAGGATAAATATGGACGGCAGTTCACCCCTGGTCAAGGCCTTCCTACTATCTCTACTGATCTAGATTCAGTAAGAGCTTATCAATTCGAAATTCATTTTCACGGGCTACCTGCTGATGTTACTAACGAAACTGATCTAACTCTAGCTGCTAAAAAGATTACGGGTCTTGAGATTAAGAACGAAGCTATCGTAATTGATAGAGTTAACGACAAAGTTCATTACCCTGGTAAGACTACCCCAGGTGAACTGTCCGTAGACTTCGACAACCTTTATCTTAGGGAAACAGCATCTGATCTCTTCCGTTACTTCCGAAGTGTTTACGATCCTATCACGGGACAAATGACTAAGAACTCTCAGCCAGGAGGTCTTGCAGGAACATCTTTTAAAGCAGACAAGGTTGAGGTTGTTCAACTAGACAACACTCTAGTCCCACACTCTGTTGTAGAACTTTACGGAGTGTACCCCACATCTTGGTCTGCTTCTGAATTCAATTACTCTACCAACCAGTTCCACCAACTTACTGTGAACTTCAAGTACGATTTCATGAATTCGTTCAACTACTCTAACCCATCCTAATTAGAATCAGGATGCATCTACTTGGGCTCAGTCTGTTATTTAGATCAGACTGAGCCTGTTGTACTTAGCTATAATGTACTATGGACTACTTCTCAGAACTACTAGAGAGCTACGATAGACTTAAGAAAAGGAAGTTTAAGCTTACTTATCTTAGTGAGGAAGATAAGGAGAAGTCTGGGGAAGACCCAGAGAAGCTGGCTGCCGCTGAGGAACAGGCTAAAAAAGTTATTGCTGATGGTGAGGGCAAAAGTTATGCTGATGTTGTCGAGTTTGCAGTAAAGGGTGGAGAGCCATATGCTTATGAAACCCCTATAAGGCACCCTAGCCAAAAGGGAAGAGTGGTGGGGAATAAGATTGTGACTGGTGACGCCGATCAGGCTAAGACTGACCAAGAAGATCCCCAACAACCTATAGTAGCTGCAAGTATAAGTCTAGTCTTTGGTGCTCAACGGCCTATGGCACTAGCTAAGGCAGATGGAACTCCGATTACGGATTCTAAGGGATGGAAGCAATTAATTAAATACTTTATGGAGGGGCAAGCAGATATAGATGCGGACGTTACTGAACATATCAGACAGGAACGTGAGGAAGAACTCCTTCAGAAAAGATTAAATACCCTAGGGTCTTTAATAAATAGTAAACCTGAGTTAGCTTCATTGGCTAATGATATAATAGGGGTACAGCAAGAAGCTATGAGAAAGCTGAAAGAGTTGTGCGGCGATGATACTGAGGATGAAGAAGGCTCAGTGCGAGGTCTACCAGATTATATCTGCAAGGGCGATGTCAATATGCTTCAGTATATTGGAGGCTCTAATAAAAAGAGTATAGAATCAAAACTATTTCATGGGGTAGGTTTTGCTGGTTTTGATGCATCAGGTAATATGATTAAAGAAGATATTGGGGAAGAGATGTACCTTGATGTCTTCAAGACTAATCTCGAACTTTTGGAGTTAATGACTACTAGTTTAGATCCAAAAGGAAATGCTAATTGCGATGAAGTAAAGAAAAGAGTGGGATTAGTTGGTAGTAACAAGATAGTTCTTTTTACTGATCGTGCTGAAAATCTTAATAACGATGAAGAGTTTGGTGTTGAAGGTGTTGTTTTAGAAAAGGGAAGCTTTCATAAAGCTATGCTGGACAGTTTTAACTGTGATCTTGAGCAGCATAAGTTCCCAGGAACTAATGCAGAAAACGAAACAAAGGGACGCTTCAACGAATCGTTTATGGGAGTAATGGTGCGTGTGCTATCTTCTCTAAGAACAAACAAAAAGGAAATTCTGGAACAGGCATTAGACTCATTCAGTAATGAGCTAAAGGAAACTAAAAAAGAACTAACAACATTTGCTGGGAACACTCCTATGGCAGATATGGCTATTGATATTAAAGCATATCCTACTGTGTCGGAAGTAAACAAGCAACTTACTGCTTTATCAGATATCCAAAAAGTCAAAACTCTATTCCAAAATATGATGGTGCAAACTGCGTCATTAATACATGCGCTGGAAGCTGATGAGATTGTCGCGGGAGGTAGAGCACAAACGCTTGCAGGTAAAGTAGATAACTTTTTCGTTTATGAAGGAGAAGAAGGTTTGGGGCGTGCTAAGAAGAATGCGGGACAGCTTCTTTTGACAAAAGATAATGTTACGTCCCTATCTCCTTCGGGCTGGTATTATAATGCATCAAAAACACTCAAACCTAATATAGAAGCATCTTTAAATAATCTAGGGATTAGTATTGATAATAATGAAATAGAAATACATCTATTAAATGCAGGGAATAAATTATCTAGAGGTAATACTATTAAGTTTGGAGATCTTTCCCTTGACAGAGCTATTAGTATAGCTATGGGAGATGTACTAACAGGCGCAAGCCTACCTCCTAATCAGAAAGATTTTTACGAAAAGCTCAACGTTTCCTCTTTAGGTTTTGCTGAAGATGATACATCTGTTTCTGACTACCTTAGAGATATTCAAACTACTTATAATACTCTTGATTCTATATCAGAAAGAGCAAGGTATGTAGATGAGAATGGAACTCTTCAGGTCACTGATCCATCCCTAGCCGCAACCGCTGTTGCCAAGTTCGCTATTGCTAACTTTGAGTATGGACAAAAAGGTTCCCTTTTTTATAAGATATGTACAAAAGAAGTCCCTAACAAGAACTACGATCCTACCTCTGAGGTAAGTGATGATAACCCTAAAACTATAAGAGAGAGAGTATCTCTTGAAGGAGATACTCCAAAAGCAAAAAAGCTTAGAAAGAAAGCTGAAGAAGCTTTAAAACGAGATTACATACGACACACACTTTCAACAGATTTAAAAAGCGATGATCCTGTTAAAAAGAAAGGAGCTAGAGATGCTCTTTGTAAGATGGCTGGGGCTACTATCATGGAGCAGTCTGAACTTGGGCAGATAGTAACCCAAGAATCAGTAGAAGGTCATACTATGGTTCTTAACCAGAATGATATTCTTAGGGCTATAGGAAAAGCCAGGACGAGTAAGGGTAATCCATTAGTAATTGAACCTAGAGGACTAACCTATGTGTTTAAGTTTAAATGTAAGGATGCTACTGGCACGATGCAAGATATTGAATACCAAGTTAATCTAGAAAGATCTAAAGGTAATGCAACTATGTCAGGGAAAATTAGAAAGGATCAGGCTTCTAAAATTGCTAAGAAAGTAGAACATGCGAAGACCTTTGAAAAGGAGCAAGAAGAGAGCACACTCCATCAATTCCTTAGAGGACAGATGAATCTATTAGAATCTATTCTCAATCAATCCAAGCATAGTCTTCCTCTTTAAGTAGATCCTTTAGAAGGTATATTCTATACTTACTGTCTTCTTTTTGTATCTCTATACTCTTTAAGTTATTTAAGTATATAATATAAGAGGGCACGATTGCTAATATTTCTCGTCTATCTTGTTTAAATATTACCATGGGTACTTTTCCTGCTCTCTTCGCATCTTTCCCAGCTTGCTCAATGAACTTCCATGTGTCTGAGCTATAATTGAATAGACTGTATAGGCTCTCTTTGTTGTACCCCTTCTTACACTCTAGACAATACTTGAAGTTAGCAGGAGTGATTAGATCTCCATGGATTTGTAGGTGCTCTGGTAAGGTATGGGTAGAAGCAAAGGCTCCTGACCCAGGTGTTCTTGCAAAGGTGGATGTATTGAATCTTTTATTAAGTAGCTTAGCAATATCCCTTTCAAAGGTGCTGCCCTTGGCTCTACTATTCTTTTTCTTTTTCTTCTTTAGTGAAGAAATATCATAATCATCATTAATTTCTGTAGACATATACTATAATAGCAAGATGGAACCCGAGAACTCAATTAAACTAGACGTAAGTACTTGGAAAATTAGATCAGATGAACGGAGTAAGGGACGTATGAAATTATCAATTAAACTATCGAAGGACGAGGCAACCTCTTTTAAGAACTTTGAGGCTGTAGTAAAGCCCGAGGGAACTTCCTCAGAAGAGTTCATTAGAGTTGTTTTTGTTACTGGCATTGAAGCCATGAACCAGCAGCTTGCAGGCTTGATGCAGAAGTACGCTTCTGAAAACAAGGAAGAGCTTGCTGCCTCAGGTATCACTGTTATTGAGGACGAGGACGGAAACGTTAAACTCGCAGACACAAATCTGATTGAATCAGAACTGTCTGGTGCTCCTATTATAGAAGAAAGCGTTATTACATCCGAAGACATCTCTAAACACGAAGCTTAGAATGTACAAATTACACTTCCTTAAGAAGGAAAATGATCTGAACAAGATCATAAAATCTAACAAGGCTAATAGGAAGCCTTTTACAGTACTCTTTGTATCCTTGTGGGATGAGTACTGTAATAAGCTGATCGACCAGCTTAAGGAGCAGTACGAGGGTGCGCTTTGTTCTGAGTCTGATATGCTGCAACCTCTTTACATTGTGGATAGTTACCACATGCCTCACAGCTTTGTTATTTACAATACCACAAAGCTTCCCCACTTGGTACGAGTAACCAACAATAAAGTACAGTCTCTTGATTACCTATCCTTAGTGATAGATAAGCTGGGCCTTAAATAAAATCATCCTTCTTTCTTTCAATGTAGTTCTCTATCTTCTTGTTGTACTTCTTCTCTCTAGTGTAGAGAAGCTTCAAGTTATTAATAATGATAGTGGTGAAGTAGTTGAAGGCTGTGCCCTTTCTAGGTTTGAAATTCTTAACTGTCTTAAGAACCAGAATGAAGCATTCCTGCTTGGCGTCTCCCGAGTCTACCTTGAACTTAAAAGATTCTATGATGTTGGTAATAAGCACATCGAATAAAGATACTAGATCTTCCTCGTAAGTTTCTGGGTCCCGTTGGTATGATAGGATGATCTCCTCAAACCTATCGTTGTCGATGTAGTGGTTCTTCATACCATATTATAGCCATGTTTGATCTTAACAATTTATATAGTGACAGTAAGATGCAGGGGGATAACCCTCTCTGCGAAGGCTGTACCATCCTAAGTAAAAACAAACCGTGCCATTCTCACATGGATTACGAAGAACTTAGGGAGTCTCCTGTCCTATTCCTATCTGATTCTCTAAGTTACAAGCATGGTTCGACCGTAGCTTTTATGCCCCAGTCCCTCAAGCTCATCAAGGAGAGTTATTCAGAGGACTTCGTAACAGCAGCCTCTGTCAAGTGCCCTGACGTTAGAGAGGCAGACATGACCTCTAACGATATGAAGATCTGTCGGGTACACCTAGAGGCTACTATAGATAAGGTGAAGCCTAAGCTAGTGTTCCCCTGTGGTAACATGGCTATGAAAATGTTGATCAAAAAGAGTGGAATTACAAGTAAGCGAGGTAAGGCCTACCAATACACAACTGAAAATGGGAATACCTGCACTGTAGTTCCGCTCTTCCATCCTTATGCTTGTATCAAAGAGCCTGCTCACCTTCCTCTCTTCCAGAGAGACATTCAGAATGCCTACGAGAAGTATATCCTAGGCAAGAAGACCGAGGGTAACTTTAACTACTCTGTGTTGATGAATTTGGAGGAGGTTTCTGCTCTTGCTGAGAAGCTTCAAAACTACACTGATGACCTCGCTGTAGACCTTGAGACTACAGGACTGAACTTCCTTACGGATAAGATCATGACCATCTCTATCTCATGCAGAGAAGAGACATGGGTTATTCCTGTTGACCACAAAGATAGTCCTTTTAAAAAGGGGGAGGTATTAAATTCTAAGTGGCTTAGTCTAAGAGATTTCCTTAGGATTATTATGAGGAGTCCTGCAAGGAAAGTATTTCACAACGCTAAGTTTGACCTGAAGTTCCTTCTGAACTACGGAATCAAAGTAACCAACCCTTGGGACACTAAGGTTATGCACCATCAATTAGATGAGAACATGCCTGGAAGCCTGATGGATCTTGTTAAACTATACTTTGCTGGAGAGTTGGAGAGTCTTTAATGCTTACGATTTCTAATCCTAAAACTTTCAAATGGGATGAGATGTCCCTGTCTGATTGTGCAGAAGGAAATGCCTTCGACACATACTTCACACTCAAGCTGTTTGATCTGGTAATGGAGAAGCTTGAGGGCAAACCTGTTATGAAGCTCATTGAGCATGTCCTTATGCCTTCCCTTAATACCTTCGCACAGAAGGAGTTCGTAGGCTTGGATGTTGCTACGGAGAACCTAGACTCTGTGGGTAGGCATTTGAAGACTAAGAATATTGAAGATGAAGACCTTCTTTATGAGTGCGATGGTGTGTTAAAAACAGATAACCTTTCAGGTGGTGACCTTATGGATATCCTGTACACCAGAGAAGGAGGTTTGGAGTTGTATCCTCCCGACAGGACAACTAAAGGAAAGCCCTCAGTGTCTGCCCCCACTTTGAAGATCCTTCTGGAACAAACTAATGAGGAGCTAGAGAAACGTGGTTAACTGGAAATACAGAGACGAAGGAAAGAGAATCAGTAAGGAAGTCCTAGCTGGTAAGAGTACGGATGATCTACGCAACACAAAGAAGTTCCTGCAAGGCTTGTTGGATCTTCGTAAGTCTGAGAAGCTAACCAAAACTTATATCACTGGTACAAAGAAGGCTATTGCATACAACGGACACAATAAGGTGTACATGGTATATAACTTCGACGGTACTGCTACTGGGCGACTGTCCTGTGCTTCTTACAAAGCTAAGGAAGCTATGGGTGTTTCTTTTCACACTCTACCCAGGGAGAAAGAGAATAACATTCGTAGCCTGTATAAAGCCCCTGGAAATTGGTCTTTTATTGCTGCCGACTACAAGGCTATGGAGCTTAGAATCCTAGCACACATTGCGAAGGAGGGTAACATGCAGCTTGCCTTCAACCAAGGTGCTGACCTCCACACATATACTGGTAAGCTCCTGTTCAACAAGAAGGAGATCACAAAGACAGAGAGACAGATCGCCAAGACAGTATCCTTCTTGATCGTGTACGGAGGAGGAGCGTTCAACCTTAGTGAGACTATGGGGATCTCTCTACCCAGAGCTAAAAAGATTATCGCGGATTACGAGAACGTCTACCCAGGCATCTTCTCTTACATGGAGTTCGTAAATAATTATATCAAAGAGAACGGATACGCCTACTCTATTTTCGGTCGCACAAGGAACCTTCCCAACGTATGCAGTAGAGACTTCAAGGTAGTTAACAGATCCCTGAGACAAGGGTTGAACTTCACCATCCAAAGTCCTGCGTCTGATATCCTAATGACCGTTCTACTTGGTATTGATAGACGAATCGAGGAGGAAGGGCTGCAAGGATACGCAGTCGCTACGGTGCATGACAGCATCGAAGCAGTTTGTCCCAAAGAAGAGGAGAAACAAATGCTCGACATCATCTATCATGAAATGGTACACTACCCTCTTGTGAAAGAGATCTTCAACATCCACTTCGACATTCCCTTGGACATCGACATCGAAGTAGGTACCAATTTTGGTAACTGTAAGGAAGTGACAGCTTGGTAAATATTAAAGTACTAGACAGGGGATCAGTGGAGTTAATAAGTAGCACCTGTAAAGGTGATCTACTTGTAGTAAATGCTGCTAGGTGTTCCTTTGATAAAGCACATGAGATATTTGAGAATGACAAAGATGCAAAGCTTATTAATTACTTGGCAAAGCATAAGCATTTACTTCCCTTCCGTCATCCTAGTGCTACTATTAGAATCGTCGCTCCTCTGTTCGTACTAAGACAGATAGGCAAGCATCAAGTGGGGTTCAGTTGGAGTGAGGTATCTCGTAGGTACATTAAATCAGAGCCTGAGTTTTATATTCCTTGGAAGTTTAGAGCTAGACCAAATAATGTGAAACAGGGATCTATTAATGAAGAACCAAAGGGAGGGAATACCAATGCTAGAGTTCGCGTTGGTATAGCAAACAAATATGCTTTGCAAGAGTATTCAAATTTATTAGAGATGGGGGTTTGCCCAGAGCAAGCTCGTATGGTCCTGCCCCAATCTATGTACACCACAACAGTTACAACGGGAACACTACTAGGTTGGCACCATATGTTCACACAAAGAACAGACCCTCACACTCAGCTTGAAACCCAGGAGTATGCTAAAGCTATAGGTAAGATTATGGAAGAACTATTCCCTGTTAGCTGGAAAGCTTTATGTCAACACTCATAATAGGCGATTTGCATTTTGTCGATAAGCCCCCTGGTCTTCTAGAAGCTCAGAAGAATGCTGTCCTAAAGATTTGCGAAGAAGCTGATCATTGTGATACTATTGTATTCCTTGGCGACCTAATGATGCACAGACATCCTCGCCCAGCAGTACTCTTAGCTTTGAAAGAAGTGTTTGATACTATACAACACAAGCATGTGTTTGTGCTTAGAGGCAACCATGATAGCGTTAGCAAGGCAGATGATGGTGTTACTGCCTTAAGTTTGTTTGAGAATGAGCGGTGGAGTACAAACATAATTACTCACACATACACAGATCACAAAAGGAGAATGGTATTCATTCCACACTATGAAGATGAACAAATCATTAAAGAAGCTCTTGCTAATGTCCCTGAGGGGTATACTGTTTTCGGTCACTTTGGTTATCACGGTGTTCTTAATTCTGCCGGGGACGCTGATTTTGGTCTTGCCTTATCTGATTTTAAAAACCCTACTATCCTGGGACACATTCATAAAGAAGGCACTAACGGAAACGTCTCCGTCCTCGGAACGCCCTACACTATCAACTTCGGGGACCGAAGCAAAGACTGCTACTATGGTATCCTTGATGATGAATATCCCAGATCTACCAGCAGCAGCACAGGCTCTTTCAACCTTAAAAAAATCCCGTCAACGTGGGGACCAAGACATATCGTAATGGATTATGAGGATGTAGAGGATAACCTAGACTTCATCAATGATGATGGAGAGTATGGCTACACTCTACTGAGAATCAATATCAATACTGTTAGTGAGGACCAAGAGGACATTGCTGCTTTGTGTGATAAGATTACTGCTCCCTTCGTACAGGTTAGATACAAACCCCTACTAGACGAGAGGGATGAGTTTGAGACGGACGATAGGGTATTTACTACCGCTATTAACGACGAGTTGTTTGATCACTACATCAACCAGAGCAACGCAAAGATAAATAAGGACGAACTTCTTGGCGGATTGAAACTAATTCATGAACATCAACAAGACAGAAATAACTAACTTCTATTCCCTTAAGGACGTTAAGGTAGACTTTGATTCGTACTCTGGTTTAGTCCTACTAGAGGGGAAGAATAAAGATACCAAGGGGTCCAATGGGTCAGGCAAAAGTGCCCTCATTGAAGCAGTAACATGGTGCCTATTCGGTAGTACTATTCGTAAGTCTTCCAACGATGATATCATCAACAACCTTGCAGGAAAGGACTGTAGTGTAAAGCTCACGGTTAACGACGAGTATGTCATCCATAGGAGTAAGAAGCCTGGGTTCCTTAAGTTCTTCAAGGGAGACAAGGAGATAACAAGAGACTCCGTAAGGAACACCCAAGCATTCATCGAGGAGACACTACACACTAACTATAAGGTGTTCCTAGCCTCTTCTGTGTTCGGACAGCAAAACAACATGGAGTTCATCACTGCTACTCCTGATGATAAACGCACCATCATTAAGAATTTCCTGAACTTGGAGGAGTTATTCTCCCTCAGAGAATCCGTTAAGCGTCTGAAGTCTGAGTACTCACAAAAGATCAGGAGCCAGGATGCTATCATTGCAGAGCATGAGAAGAGTATAAAAGAGTTTGATAACAAGCTGAGCAAGATGGACAAGGCAGAGGATACATCGTTCGAAGGAACTCTCGACCTATCCTTGGGTGATATCCTAGTGCAGGAAAAAGAAGTAGAGCTACATATTTCCCGAATCGCAATGTCTAATACTCTTATTAGGCAGGAGGATTCTATACTACGAGAGCTAACTATGAATTCTCACAAGTGTAGTAAATGCGGTTCAAAGGTAAAGGGATTATCTAAGGAAGACTACGCTCGTAAGAAGCAGGAAAGCGAAGCTACGCTTCAAGAACTAGGAGAACAGCATAGGTTACTAGAGGCCTATACTCCTGAGGTTCCTATATCCTCCCTTGAGTTCTCTAAACTACAGGAGTACAAAACTCTCAAGTCCCAAGAGGCAACCTTTCTTGAGCTTAAAGAGGAGACTCTTGTTAGGATCCAAGAAGCTCATGACATCAAGCAAGAGTTCAACAGTAAGTACGAGATCATGAGGTTCTGGGAGAAGGCATTCTCTGAGCAGGGTATCGTCAAGTATATTATCAAGAACGTGCTCTCATATTTCAACTCCAAGGTGAACTTCTACCTAGCCCACCTCTCTCAAGGCAAGTTCATCATTGAGTTTGACGAACAACTTAAGGAGACGGTCACTCACCGTAAGAATGTTATTCCCTTCGTGTCCTTATCAGGAGGAGAGAAGAAGAAAGTAAACCTAGCTGTGATGCTTGGGTTGCAGGAGCTTTTGAAGATCTCCCACAAAGAGAAAAACAATCTGATGTTTTTGGATGAAGTTGCTGAATCTCTTGACAACGAAGGGTTGGACGGACTATATACTCTGCTGTCTGAGCTAAAGAAAGACAAGACTTTGTTCGTAATTACCCACAATAATTATCTTAAATCTCTAATGGATAACAGCAGGACTATTACTATGATAAAGTCTAATGGAATTACAAAGGTAGTGGGTAAATAACTATGGCAAATGCAACTTTAGGTAAGCTAGGACAAGAGATTTTCGAAGCAAGATACGCTTACCCAGGCGAGACTAAGTGGGCAGACAGGGCGAAGGTAATAGCTAAGGTAGTAGCTTCCGCTGAGAGGGATGAGCAGAAAGAGAAAATTGAGAAATCTTTTTATGATGCTGTGGGCTCAGGTGATTTCATTCCTGGGGGTCGTATCATTTACGGTGCTGGGCGTAACAGGGGGAATCATAACCTGCTTAATTGTTATGTTATTATTCCTGATGATAACGTTGATTCAATTGGCAAAACTATTAAGGATATGTACAGGATTTCCTGTGCAGGAGGAGGAGTAGGCTTCAACGTATCCAAGCTCCGTCCTAAAGGGGATGATATCGGCAGCGTCCCCAACTCAGCCCCTGGGAGCGTCTCTGTGCTCAAAATGATCAATGAGGTAGGTGAGCATGTCCGAGCAGGAAAGAACCGCAGGACGGCTCTCATAGGGATCCTCAACATCACTCACCCAGACCTCCTAGAGTTCTTGAGTGTGAAGCTAGACCAGGGAGAACTAAACAACTTCAACATCTCCGTAGCTATCACTAATAGATTCCTAGAGGCAGTAGAGTTGGGAGAGGACTGGTTCTTCACGTTTAACAACAAAGAGTACCACAGGTATCAGCTTTGCAGGAATGGTGAAGATCTTATCTGGGTGATTGGTATGAGTGAAGAGGATGCTCTCAACAGAGCTAATAACTTCAACAAATTAGCAAGCACCGATGTTTTTGAAGTGGTAATGATAGATGATATCAAAGCAAATGAGCTTTGGGATATCATCTGGAAGAATTCCGTTGAGTCTGGCGATCCTGGTATATATAACATTGATTTAGCGAATAGTTATACTAATGTTTCATACTTTGAAAGCCTGGATGCAACGAACCCTTGCGGAGAAATCTCATTACCTAGTTATGGTAATTGTTGTCTCGGCAATATTAACCTCAGTAATATGGTTTTGGATGACGGTAGCGACCTTGATTGGAAACGCTTGGCTAGAACTGTTAGGACGGGTGTAAGATTTCTTGACAATGTTCTTACAGTTAACACTTTTCCAACTGAAGAGTGCAAAAAGGTAGGGGAAAGATCAAGACGCATAGGTCTAGGGGTCACAGGGCTACATTATATGCTCATCAAGTTGGGCCTACGGTATGGAAGTGAGTCTTGCTTGGAGTTTCTTGAAAGATTATTCAGTACTATTCGAGATGAGTCTTATAAGATGTCTATATACCTATCACGGGATAAGAAGCCCTTCCCTGAGTTTGATTACAAGAAGTACCTAGATGAAGATTTTGCAAAAACTCTCCCCGCTCGTATTAGGATGCTTATCAAACGACACGGCATTCGCAACGCTGTTATGCTTACTATCCCTCCTTGTGGCACTATCAGTATGTTGCACGGGGTTAGTTCAGGTATTGAGCCTATCTTTTCTGCTATGTATTCCCGTCGTTATAGGAGCAACAATATTTGGAAAGAAACCCTAGTTGTTGATCCTTTGTTCCAAGAATATTATGATCAGAAGAAACCGCTGGATCCATTCGTCGGCGCTTTTGACGTTGCCCCAGAAGACCACATCAAGGTACAAGCAACCATCCAGAAGTTCATCGACTCCTGTATTTCAAAAACAATTAATCTTCCCTCTACCGCTACCTCTGAATCGTTTTCTAAAGAAGCTCTGGACTATGCTCCTTATCTTAAAGGATTAACAGTGTATAAAGCAGGAGCAAAGGAGGGGGAACCCTTGGCAGCTATCGAGTTAACTCAAGAGAACATTGATAAATACATGGTTCAACCAGTAGAGGCAGCAGTACAAGCAGGGGATGTTTGTTCCCTTGCAGGAGGTGAGTGTTAGAATGAGTAAGTTTTTAAGTTTAGTAGTTTTTTTCGTGTTAGTATGTTGTCCTTCTCTTTACGGACATGGAGGGACCTATAGAGGGCCTGGAGATACCGTTCCCCCTGGAGGGGGTGGAGGAGGAGGTGGAGGAGGTCCTAACTCCCCTGGTCCTACACCCACTCCTAATGGTCCTAAATCCCCTGGTCCTAGCTCCCCTAGTCCTGCCTCTCCTGGCTCTCCCGCAGGACAGCCAGGAGGAGGTCCTGCCAAACCTACCTCTCCCGCAGGTTTAGGAGGCCCAGACCTAACTCAGTGGTCTTTTTGGTGGGAGTTTAATAAAGATCCTTACTTAGCTCTTAAGAATAAGATCCATAAAGGAGGTCCACGTACTGGTGGAGATGATTTCTTCTTAGGTCATGGTGAGAAGGATCAATCATCTGATATTATTGGAGTTAGTCCTTTAATTATACGAGATAAAATTATTCCTGCTCTTTTAGATTCATTAGAGACTCAAAACAATAATGACATTATCACAGGATGTCTTATGTCCTTAGCTAAAATAGGTAATCAAACTGTGCAGGATAGTTTTGTACCTGTTATTATTCCTTTTCTAAAGGATAGTAATCAAGAGATTTCAGAGACTGCTGCCTTAGCTCTAGGTATTTTAGGATCGGAAGAGAGTATTCCCCTGCTAACTGCTTTGGTATTAGATACTAGAGAAGGAAGGGTGGCAGTAGGGAGAACCAACGAGGTTCCATTCCGTACTAGAACCTTTGCTGTTTATGCGTTAGGGTTGATCGCTAGCGAATCAGACAACCCAGCAGTTGTAGCAAGTATCTCTACAGAGTTAAGAGGTATTATTGTAGAGGATAAATCTAGCTACAAAGATGTAAAGATTGCTGCTGTAGTTTCCCTAGGGTTGCTTAACCTTGATACAGAGGCTAGGGTTGAGCAGGTAAGATTTTTGCTAGATTACTTTAAGAACGAGAGAAATAATCACTTGGTCCGTGCCCACATACCAGAGGCCTTAAGCTTTTCTATAGCTAACGCTAATGAAGAGGAGTACGCACTCTACAAAGAGGTTATATGCAATGAGTTCCTCAGCAGACTAACGTACACTAGCTCTGAGAAAAGAGAAGTTCAGCAGAGTTGTGTTATAGGCTTAGGGTTACTTGGTGACGCTGACAATGATGAGATAGATAAGAAGATTAGGAAAGCTCTATTTAAGATTCCTGTTAATGTGTCAGACCAGCAGACTAGATCGTTTACCTTGATTGCATTGGCTACACTAGGAAGCAAGCAAGGGACTGGGCCTGATGGCTTGGCAGGCACTGGTGAGGTCCAAAAGTACCTGATCACCCAGGTTCAAAAAGGTAAGAGTTTTGCGAAACCATGGGCTTACATTTCCTTGGGTGTTTTATCAAATCGCTTAAGGGAGGCGCAGTTACCTGTTCCTGATATTATTTCTAAAGTACTTCTAGATGGAGTGGAGTCTGAAAAATCTCCTAATAGAGTAGGTGCTGCTTGTATAGCAACTGGACTAGCAGGAGTTTTTGATGTAGAGGGTCTTCTCTTAAAAAAGCTCAGCAAAACAAGTGATGGTCCTACTAAGGGCTACATTTGTGTGGGTTTAGGATTACTTAATGAGCGTGAAGCTATCGAACCCATTAAAGAAATTATAGGTAAGTCTAAGTTCCGACCCGCACTAATACAACAGGCAGCTATAAGTCTTGGGCTCATGGGAGACTACTCCCTAGTCCCAGACTTGGTTATGATGCTCAAAGAATCTAGGAGTACTGCTACGCAAGCTTCTATTGTAATGTCTCTAGCCTTTATTGGAGACTCAAGATCTGTTGATCCTTTGGTTGAACTACTAAACGATGATACACATACAGAAAGAGCTAGAGGTTTTGCTGCTGTGGCATTAGGTATGGTAGCAGATAGGATGCTTTTGCCTTGGAACTCAAGCCTTAGCTGTGATTTAAATTATCGAGCATCTACCCCAACTCTTAATGCGTTGGAAGGAACAGGTATTCTTAATATTCTTTAAATGTTAACATTATATGAATGGATCTGTGAGCCTTGTAGTATCTTCTGGGACAGAGAGTGTAAGCTAGGTAAGGCTCCGCAAAAAACCAAGTGTCCTAAGTGTAAAAAGCTTAGCGAACGCTACTGGAGGAACTCAGGCATTGGTATCTCCTTCAAGGATGATGGTGCTGGTAACTCTAGCAACCCAGGAGCTAATGATTTCCATACAATTAAGAGACGCTATCAGAAGCACGCAGAGGAGGGGTATGATAAGCAGTCTGGAGATCGTTTCCTAAGGCGAGAAATTAAAAAAGCTAAAGAGGCTATGGATGATGAGTCTTTCCGCTACAAATCTGCTACTATTAATTATGAAAAGCTAGCGGAAGATGGTAAGGTTCGTAAGCTATCAGATAAAGAGGCCTCAGAAAAGGTAGAAAGGTCTAAAAAATTGACCATGGACGCCTATGATAAAGCTAACAAGATGGGCTACAAGGACATTGGTAGCGAGACTTTAGACATTTCTAAACCCCAAAAGCAGCAGTAATATGGCCTACGATTTTTCAGACAATATCCAACGGGGTATTCTCTACCTATTGAAATCCAATAAGGATTTCTATCATCAGATTATAAACCTAGTTAAGGCTGATTATTTTGAGTACCCTGCTCACTCTAAGATTTTCAGTGTCGTAGAGGAGCACTATAAAGAGTACGGAAAACTTCCCACTGATGATTTTATTACCCAAGATGTTAAATCATCTTTAGGTCGTAGGGAGAACGCATCTGATTATGAGGATGAGCTACTCCTCGTCAATAACATCGACGCCTCCACCGTAGGCAACCCTGAGTACCTGCTTGATCTAGTCGAGGGGTTCGCCAAAAAGGAGGCGATGAAAATTGCCATTGCTGAAAGTATTTCGCTAATCAAGGAAGAGAGGACAGAGGAGGTAGAAGACCTCGTTCGCAAAGCTCTCCTTGTTAGCAGGGATATCAACGTAGGACAGAACTACTTCAATAGTGTGAAAGATCGTTGGGATAGAGTCTTCAATCTTAAGACAGAGATGAAGCACAAGACTATCCTTCCTGCTCTTGATAAATCACTGGAAGGTGGGCTTGGGAATGGAGAACTAGCCATGGTGGTCGCTCCCCCTGGTACTGGTAAATCATTGTACCTTGTTAACCAGGGTGTTCATGCTATGACCGAGGGTAAGAAGGTACTGTACCTGTCCTTGGAGATGAGCGAGGATAAGATCGCACAGAGATTTGATTCTGTTATGACCTTGGTTCCTCAGCAGAAGCTCAAAGAATCCTCTAACCAACTGACCGTCAAGGAACGCTTGGACCTCTTCCGAGAGCAGTTCCCTGGTAGTGAATTGGTTATCAAGGAGATGCCTACTGGACAGGCCTCGGTCAATACCATTCGTAGCCTGCTGGTTCAGCTTGAGAACTACGAGGACTTCACCCCTGACCTCCTGATCGTAGACTATCTGGAACTCCTACGCCCCGTTCGAGAGATCCAACAGGAGTATCTTGCTCAGCAGCGCATCGCAGAGGAGCTTAGAGGGGTAGGCATGGAGCACAAGACGCTCGTATGGACTGCTACCCAGACCAACAGGCAAGGACGCTTGGTTAAGGTTATTACAGACGCCGAACTAGGAGACTCCTACGGTAAGATTAGAACTTGTGATTTCGCTATCTCTCTGAACCAAACAGAAGAAGAGTACGATAATGGTAAGATGAGAGCTTATGTTATCAAGTCTCGCAACGGACGCCCCCGTTTTATCGTTCACATGGATATAGATTACGGAACACTTAGGATGGAACAAGGTGAGTCCCCTCTGCCTGGAGAATAATATGGCTAAAAAACTAACTATTCCTGAGCACCCTATGGTAGTACATTCTAACCTAAGAACCTTTGAGATTAAGCATAAGGTTATGGAAGGTGCAGACGGTAAGTTAGAGTTTGACGAAAGTATAATGTACCTTAACCCTAATCAGCAGACTATAAGCCTGTACAAGCAGACTCTTTTACATGAGCTACTGCATATTGTTTATGAGCTAGTGGGGATGGACCCAGAGGAGGAAGAGGACATGCCTAAATATACCAACGAATTCCTTGTAACTGTGTCAACTAATACTATTATGCTCCTGGCGTCTATGAATCAAGAACTCTTTGAGTTTATCTTCAGTAAAGACTAAATAATATATGAAAGACATAAACAGTAAAGATATCCTCCTCAGGAGGAACAGATCATTAACAGCCCTTTCCGTATACATCGGAGGAAGGTGGGTATTCACCTATCCTACAGAGGTAGTGAAAACCAAGGACCAACAGGACTTTTTCCTAATCAGTGTACCTTTTGGCTTGGTAAAGCAAGGCACCCAAGACCCTAAAATAACTACGATAAAGGGAGCCCCTGGGGACTACGTTGCAAGGGATCAAACAGGAACCTATTGTCTGGTCACAGCAGAACAGTTTAAGCAGCTATTCCCAGCCCCCAACCCGAATCCCCCAAAGTCTTCTAACAACTCAGATCAGCTAAAAGACCCTAAATTTATAACTAATATTAACAAACAATCTAAGACCTAGACCTATAATACAGCATGGTAACACTAACAGAATCACTAGATGATTTCACCTGGGACAACTACAAAGGCATCACAGATGCCCTCACTTTATTTGATGAGAATAGGGTAGAGGAGGAGATGTCTAAGCAGGCTTCCATTTATTCGTATTACTACGGACTCATGAGCCTAGCTAAAAAGATGGTCAACGACAGGAGCACACAGCTTGATGAGTATTCATCCCTGTTCCGTAAGACAGCTAAGGGTAATTCTAGTGTCAAGCTAACCGCTAAAGACTTGGATGATCTTGTCTTCTCAGACGAGAGATACAACACAAAACAATTATACTTGAACGAAGCTACGTTCAAATACGAGATGCTCAAAGGATTGGTTCGTTCCCTTGAACATAAACGAGACATGCTGGTGCAATTGTCTTCTAATAAACGAGCCGAAACTAAACTATACAACTAATAACTAAGGAAACTAAACATGGCTATCGACCTCGACGCTCTAAGAGCAAAGCACGAACAACTTAATAAACCCGCCGAAGGTGGTGGGGATTTCATCAATAACTTTTACAAGATCCCTGAAGGATCTAACCTCGTCCGCATCATGCCTTGGAAGGATGAAGAGTCTCAGTTCTATGCAGAGACTAAGATTCACAGGGTTCCTAAATCACTTGACAATCTTAAGGAAGTTAGGAACGTACACTGCCGTAAGGTTCACGGGGAAGCATGTCCCATGTGTGACCTTTACTTCGGTCTTTGGAAGACTGGTAAGCAGGAAGACGAAGTTCTTGCACGGGTCATCAAGCCCCGCGCACGCTACTACATGAACATTCTAGACCGAGAAACTGAGGAAGTAAAGATTCTTTCCATCGGCGTAATGCTCTTCAATAGTATCATTGGAGCCATCCTAGACGATGATTATGGTGATATTACAGACGTAGAAACAGGTCACGATTTTAAAATTGTGAAGATGATGGAAGGTGAGTGGCCTAAATACGATCAGTCCCAACCTCGTCCCAAAGAAACTGTTCTTGGTACGAAGAAGGAAATCGCTACCGCAATGGATAGTCTTCATGAAATTCATGAGCTTGTTAAGCTAGAAGACTATGAGGAAGTGAAGAAGATGGTGAGCAACCTTATTGGTGTTCCCCTTGAGACTACTCAGGAATCTGAGGCACCTAAAGAGGATGTCTCAGACGATGATTACCTCAAAAAACTACAAGGTTAATTACTTATGAAAAATATTCTTATTACACTACTAGCCACTGCCGCACTAGGCTTTGGTTTCATGTCCTGCAAGGCCCTAGGAGGGTTTTTCGCAGAAGGCACAGTCTTTACTACACAAGATCAACTAGCTGAAGGAGAGGTAGGAGTTGTTGTTCCTACCGCAGACCTTCCTGCTTCCGTTAAGGAAAAGGTTGGTGAGGACACAGTAGTTGTTATCGCCAATAAATCCCAGCTTAAAGATGGTGCTGCTTTCGTAGCTGCTGGGGGCGTTACGGATGGTTCCACGTTTGATGGTGCTGTAGGTGCTGTCTTTGGTATTGCTAAAGCGTTCGTTCCCTCCCTTGTGGCGTGGGAAGGCGTGCTAACTCTGTTCAGCCAGCGTAAGCGTCAGCACTATGTCAAAGCTGTTAAAGCCATCGTTCCTACTGATAAGAACGTTGACCTGGGTGGGGCACTTGCTAGCGTAGTATCTGCTATAGGAGCAAGCCACTCTTCTGAAACTACTAAAGAAACCTTCGCAGAAGAGCTTGAAGTAGAAGCCGAAGAGTAATATCTATCTATAGGGAGAAGAAGTAATATTTCTTCTCCCTTTTTTTATCTACACAAAATATTCTCTATAATATTTAAGGGAGAGGGGGCGAGCGTCTTCGGACAGGATCGTCTGGTTAATACCATTGAGGAATAGGTTCAATTCCTATTGGCCCCCTCTTTCTTTTTACACTATAATAAATCATGTCCAAGAAAATCAAAATCCTTGCTGTGCCAGCTAACGAGGGTGGCTGCTCATACTATCGCATCATAGCTCCCATCAAGAAGCTAGAGGAGCTTTACCCTGACCGAGTAGAGGTTAGATGGAACAAGAACCCTCTCGGCATTGACGAGAAGACAGGGGCTTGGCAGGAGGGCTGGACGTTTGAGGACATGAAGTGGGCAGACATCGTGTTCACGCAAAACCTCTCCAACTTCGGTGGAAACTACACCGCTAGGATTATTGGAAAAGCTAAAGAATTCGGGAAAGCAGTACACTATGATACAGATGATCTTCTAACCAATATCTACGA